CGATAAGCTGGCAGAGTATTGCTATAGTTTTAAAGAGCGGGCGGATTATATCAGAGGGGAAAAACCGAAAAAGGAGATTGGAATCCGCCTGCGATTATTCAAACCGGTCAGAGGCAAACTACCTGTTAAGTTTAACAAGGTGTTGGAGGCATATGAGAAAGCGGCGGAGGCCTATGAGAAGGTGTGGGAGGCTCGTGGGAAGGTGTGGGAGGCTCGTGGGAAGGTGTGGGCGTTGGAGTCCTATGAGAAGGCGTGGGAGGCCTGTGAGGAAGCGTTGAAGGCTCGTGAGAAGGTGTGGGCGGAGGAGGCGTGCAAAGACAAGGTTGAGGCCTTACATAAAAAGGAATGTCCTAATTGTCCGTGGGATGGCAAGAGAATTAGATTTGAATAGCCGACAGGTTTTAATCGAAAAGGTGAAAGAATGAGTATATGCGATATTTGCGGCAAACCCGCAACCGTAGAGGCCGCAGGTGGCAAAGTAATGCAATCGGCTGACAGCATTGGTGATTCTTATGGCTTCGACCGACCTTATCCGCAAAATAAAGTAATGAGATGTGATAAGCACAAAGATAAACCCGATGCATCCTTCGGCGAATTATGGCGATGGAGAAAATTAACTGTTTGAAAAGGCAGAAAAATGATTAGTAAAAAAGAAGGAGAATAGCGATGGAGCAAGTGACGAGGAAAGAGAAAGGGGAATGAGTATGAGAGATGGATGGGGCAAGAGTTTATGTCTGTTGGTATCCATGGTGATACTGCTACCATGGGCTATTCTATGGTGGATAACAAGGTGGGTGGAGAGGTGGATGATATGGGTTGGTGAGGAGATGGATGGGTGGTATAAAAGGGGGCGGGGAAGTGAGTGAAAATTCACGCAGTATTGGGAATGGGGGGAGGTATATTAGATAGGTATTTAACAAAGGAGGAGGGGGTGTTAAGTAGTTAGTGAACAAGGGGGGTATGGTATAAGTAAAGTTAATAGTGGATGGGTATAAGCAAAAAAGTGACATATTTACAAGGATTTACAAGATTTATGTTGCACTTCATAAAGGCAGGGATATAATTTACAAGTATGATATATCCGTTGTGGATGTATCGAGATGACTGCTTTTTGACAAGTTCAGATGAGGTGCAAAAATGAGTAAAGACACAAGGCAAGAGGAACGTCTCGACAGAATGAATGAGGCCGAAACAGCGAAAGCCGACTTATCGGTGGAAGCGGGACGGGATGTTCGGGAGGCCGTCAAACGTCAGATTTTGAAGGACGTGGGACGGTGTCCAAAAGTGTTGCTGAATTGGGTATTCCGATTGGGGGAGGGAAAACCAACGTTGGCCGACTTATACCCGAAAATGGTGGCGATTGGGTATGGGACGGAGTTGGAGGTCGTCTGTGATTGTATCAGCGAATTGGTGGCGGATGGGAAGGTGGCTATCGTTGGGAATATCCCGGCGAAGGTTACAGGCGCAGTCTTGGTTGAACACGTTAAGGCGTGGGATGCTGCAAGACACGCACGCCCGCACGTGATAAGCACGGGCGCAAGGGCTGCACTGGTGCAACCGATTAGGGTGACAGGAAAAAACCTAACAAACGAACAAGTGATGGCGATGCTCAGCTAGCTGAAACGTTGGCACAGCAGCGAAGGCGGGCAGTAATAGCAAGGGCTTGGCTGCAATAAATTGAAGGGAATTGAATATGGCGATAAGAGGACATATAAGACAGACGGACTCTCAAGTGGTCTATGATGAAGCAACCGGGACACCATTAGAATTGGCGGTCATAGAATCACCCGCTGAACGGGCGGAGAGAGACTATCAAATAGAATTATCTGAACGGCTACAGCAGCAGATTAATACGGCGGTCGATGTATTAGGCGTAGTAGCGATATTGCAAGCCCTATTGATTAGTAGCCGTAAATCATTAGTGGATGTAAAAGAATCGTTATCACCATCATCAATACTCCAGGGCTGTCTAGAGTATTATTGGCAGGAGACCGTAGCAGTAGTTTCGCAGGCGATTGGACGGATGTTGGTCGCCGAAAAGAGAGCCGGGGCGTAAAACCACAAACGGTGAACCAGCGAAAAGCCCAGATGCTCACAAAGCTCTGGGCTTTTTTTGTTGGATGCCACGCCCCTCTCTTGAACCCGCAGCGGGGGGTAGTTTTATACCCTCCCATCTATTCTAATCGATTGTAGCCCCTCCTACGCATCCGTTTTTTGCCGATGTCGTCTGATTTCGCTCTTTTTTGCTCCTGCCCGTCAAAACCCCACTTTCGAATGTCCCCTCCTATGTCCCTCCCGATGTCCCTATATGGGGACAGGGGATACAAAAAAGGCCGGTGAGTGTGGGCTGCCGACTTGGGCTGCCGACTTGGGCTGCCGACTGCTCCTCTGCAAAGTGAATCCCTCCGTGACTATCACACTTTTCCCTCGAAAGTCAAGAAAAGCACTACATAACAAACCACAAATTTAGTTGCATATCTACCACAAACCACATAAACCACACAAATCGCCTAAAGCCCCCCACCCCCCCGACCCCCCAGCGAAAGTGGAGATATATGGGGGAAAGACCTCCCCCCTTTTAATTCCCCCCAGGATTCTGAGTGAAAATTCCCATAGTCTTGGTCCGAATCCGGCCCCCTCTTTTTTTTCTGCAGAGGTAGTTTCAGGACTTCCACCAACTTCCTATAGGGAGTTGGGAACTGGGAACTGGGAGTTGGGAGTTGGGAACATCCTACAGGGAACAGGAAGTTTGTTGGATATTTAACTAACATATTACCCTAACCCACTACCCCTACCCCGCAAACATATAGTATTTTTTGGGGGAATAAAATTATAATTCTAATAGAAATAAGGACTTACAATAGTTTTTATCTGGTAAAGGGGCTAAAGGTAAGTTCTTTTAATTAAGTTGGATATGTATATATATAGGGGCGGGTGGGGGGGGATAGACCCAATTTTTTTTCCGGCAACTTTTTCTAAAAAATCCACTAATCCTCTTTTCTGTTAGATTTATAAATTTTTGAAAATAAATTTATTTTTTCCCTTGACATAGGGAGGGGGGGTGATATAATATGAGTAATGGATATTGGTATAAACCAGTCGATATTATTTGAAAATGTGAAAGGAAAAACTAATGAATAAAATGAGAACACTTTTCACGCCTCTCCTGGAGCCACGGATACCTCCACGACAATGTATTCAATGCAAGATTTATTACCCTAATAAAAGAAGATATTTCCACAGACGACACTCCAGTTGGTATGAAGGATGGTGTTGTTATTGTGTGGCAGAAAAATTTGCTCCCCATCAACAGATACACTATGACCCTAATACCCCTCCTAATGAGGCCAAGGGGGAACAGAAATGCGGAGTTTGTAGCCGCAACTTTATTTATCACCCCCACAACTTCAATTTGAAGTATCATCATCCATCCGGTCTTTCTCCGTGCTGCCGCCTGTGTGAGGCACAGGAACGCCGTGAATTCTGGCGAAAAGTAACTGAAAAGTATCTCAAACGCAAGACAGATGATGAGGCCATCGCCGCCGCTTTCAAGCGGGGACAGGAAACTGGCGATATGTCCGAATGGCAATACCTCTATGCCAGACAGGAGGCCGAGGACATCAATGCAGACCTCGATGAACTCCACCGGCAACAAACTATTCGTTACGCCAGATATGAAGAAGAGTTGAAACAACTTACAGGTGGAAAGGAAGATAATGACCCAAAACCAGATGACACCGGACAGGATGAAACTAATCCTGAGCAGTTTGAAACCTGTGGAAACCGTGGAAACCAAAGATTCGACTCCATCTCAGAAGGCATTTGAACTGCCCATCAACCAAATCCTATGTGGAGATTGCCGAGAGGTCGTCCAGTCGTGGCCTGCCGCCTGCATAGATACCATCATTACGGACCCTCCTTATAATTTGGGTTTTATGGGCAAGGAATGGGATTCATCTGGTATTGCTTTCAATGTCCCATTATGGAAGGAAATGCTGCGTATTGCCAAGCCGGGTGCCATTATGCTCGTATTCGGAGGCACCCGCACCTTCCACCGCCTGACCTGTGCCATAGAGGATGCCGGTTGGGAAATCCGAGATTGCCTGATGTGGCTTTATGGCAGTGGCATGCCAAAATCTATGAACATAAGCAAAGCCATCGACAAATCCAAGGGGGCACAACGAGAAGTAATCGGAGAGGGAAGAAGTGGAAATCCAGAAACTCACACATCGATTTATCGAATGAGTCAGCAAGGAAACAATACTTTTGGGGGTAAAATTGACATTACTATTCCCGCCTCTGACCTCGCCAAACTCTGGGACGGATGGGGCACTGCCCTTAAGCCGAGCTTTGAGCCTATATTATTATGTCAAAAACCCCTTGACGGCACCTTCGCCCACAACGCCGAGAAATACGGCGTGGCGGGGTTAAATATAGACGCAGCGAGAATAGGAACAGGGAACCATATAGTCCACGGCAAGGAAGTGGGTAAATTTCAACCTTGTGGTGGACAGGCTATAAAAGACTATCATGAAGTCCAAGGCCGCTGGCCCGCCAACGTAATCCTCGAATGTATCTGTGATGAGGTGATAGAGGGAAAAGAGATAGGTAGAGAAGGGGGATATAATTTTGAAAAATCCAACAATGATAATCCTTCTCATATAACTACAAACATAAAAAGTGGTATTCACTTCAAAGATAGACAGCTCATCCACACCAATCCCGAATGTCCTTGTTATATGCTTGACCAGCAAAGCGGCACACTCAAAGGTGGAGCCAGCAGATTTTTTTATTGTGCTAAGAGTCCAAAATCAGAACGTGATGCTGGATTGGAAGATATGCCCGAACAAATCAAAGTATGGACTGGTCAATCTGATAAATCGAGTAAGGATATAAAGGATGTGGAACAGCGATTTACGACCAAGATAAAGAACAGCCATCCCACAGTCAAGCCCCTGAAACTGATGGAATACCTCTGCAAACTAACCTCTACTCCCACCGGCGGTCTTATTCTTGACCCCTTCTGTGGTTCTGGTTCGACTTGTATAGCCGCCAAGCGTCTTGGCCGTCCATTCATAGGAATAGATAAAGAAAAAATTTACTGCGAAATATCTTGCAAACGTCTAAATGCTGTAGTATAATATGGATAGTATGATTGAGACCCAACAAAAAAAGGTTAGTTTTGCAGAGGCCAATGGCGGCATTCCCACGGATATGATGGGTGCTGGTTTCGGTATCCATCTGTTCTCATTCGGGACTATGCGGGAATTGAAGTATCTCTGCCAGGCATTTGGAATAAGCCGCCAGTCGGCCATTCATTTGTGTAAGGCACTCCGTGTCCCTCTATTCTATATAGGCAAAGCCATTCTATTCCAACAATTTGCTCTGGAGCGAGTCCTCTACATTCTTACCCGTGCTGGCGGAACAGGGTTTGCTGCTCCGGGGTCTAAGTTCAAGGCAAGAGGCAGGAGTGGCGTGCCGTTTGATGTAACAGATTCACACCTCAAGATGCTGAATGACCCATTGATACTTGCAGAAATGTTCTTTGGTAGTGGCAGACGTGAGAAAGCCGCCAAGGCCCTGGCAGATGTTATCAAGAAGCTGGGACTTCCCCGGAATCGCCACAAAAAAAAGATTGACACAAGAGGGGAGAATGTGGATAATGAGAATATCGAGAATAAACATAGATATGACGAGGTTGCAGGATGAAAATTCAATTTGAATCAGAATTTAGATGTGGAGACAGAGTGCACCTTGTTTTGAACCCCCTGCTCAAAGGGCAAACAGTTTGCATCCAGGTATGGAATAACTCAAATATAGACTATAAGGTGACATATCTTGATGTAGATGGAAATGTTAGAGAAGGTGTCTTTTTTCCTTATGAACTGGAAAGTGAGGAGGCAGAATAAGAGATGAAAAGTGCTGACCAAAAATGAAACAGGAGTTGTAGGATAATAGATGGATAGCAGTATTATACAACTACAACGATTAACGCCAGACCAGTTACAGCGACTAATTGGATTCTCTGACCCTATTTCCTTATTAGAACAGCTTGAGACCTGTGACTGGAATAATAAAGAGGAAATACAGCAACTCGTAGAACTGGCACGTCAGGAGGATAATCTTAACGTAAAGTTGAGGGCTATTAAGTATTTGCGTGAATTGCTTTATCAGGCCCTGGAAGGTCTTGGTTTGAGAGTCCACGCCAAGAGAACTCTGGCGGGAACGGATGGCAGCACCATCTCATTGAGTGCCGACCTCATAGCCAAAGCCTTGTCTGATAAACCAATAAAGATATTACCAGAAAACATAGAAAGCGAAGTGGCACCGCCACAAGGAGAACCAAATGACTCCAGAAACCGAAGCAAGAATGAATCAACCTCAGAAACAACCTCAGAAACAACCTCAGAAACAACCAAAGAAGGAGGAGGATGTGTCGATAAAGACCAGTCCACAGGAGACCATCGCCCCCCCGGAGAATCCTATTCAAACCTCTTCCCCGGCCTTGCCTCCGGGGGAGATTGAGGTAGGATTGTATAACTTCATCACCTATCTCCGTGAGAATTGGCATACTTACGCCGTTGCTATGCACTTCAAAGTCCTGTGTAGTGAATTGCCCGCCATACTACCGCAATCTCCATTGTGGGCGATTCCACGGGCTATGGAAATTCCAGTAATGGTCCATGCACGAATGATGGACCCGGATTACATCGCTAGCATATGGCCGTCCCTGAAAATCGTAATGGGGTCTAACATAGGTAATCTCCAGTGGACAGCCAATGTAGCAACTTCCATAACACTATTCAATGTAATAAATCTACTCCCGGTAATCGTTGACCAGTTCGAGAAATTGGAAAAGGATTCTGGCAAAGAAATAACAAGATGAATGAATATGATTTTGAAGTAGAAACTGAAAAAGGCAGATGATTATTTAAGGGGGTATAAAAATTGACAACTTGGTTCCCGTTACCTGAAAACTACGGCGATATGACCCCCGCCGACCAGAGGACTGCACGACTTGCAATCCTTATGGCTCAATCTACGCCTGAGAAACTCGTGCGGGCGTGGGAATTTTTCCGTAACATCTACCTTAAACCGATTGGCAAAGGCTTCTACAGAACAGGATTTGTTCCATCTCCGCCCTTTCACTTTACAATGATAGAAGATTTAGGACGCTATGCTCGTAATGCTGAGGCTGCACCACGTGGGTCAGCCAAGTCAACAGTGATAGGATGCGAAGTCATCTTACTTTTGCTGTTGACCCGGCCTTACTTTTCTATCGTTCTTGGTATGGCCACTGATTCTCTAATTGAGGCACGTTTCGATACCGTAATGGACCAACTTACTACAAATCCTTTAATTATTGAGGATTTCGGGAATCAAAAACCAAATAGAGGAGATGCCATTTGGAACCACCATCACATTCACCTAAATAATGGTTCTACTTTGCAGGGTTTTAGTGTTATGGGTAGAAAACGGGGTGCACGTGCCCATTTGTTCATCCTCGATGACCCCGAATCAGACCCTGATTCCGAATCACAGGAATCACAGCAGCTTGTCCTTGAAAAATTTGAACGTATCCTGTTTCGACAGATTATCCCGATGTTGGAACATGGGTCTGCCATATTCTGGATTGGCACTCTTATCAATCGAAGGTCTTTCCTCTATCATGCTACCTGTTCTGACGACCCTCGTTTTACCTTCTGGAACCGCCGTGTATTCTCGGCCATCGACTATAATCAGATAGACCCCACCCATGTTTCTATCTTATGGCCGGATAAAATGTCTCGTGAATTCCTTGAGGCCAGACGTGCAGAGATAGGGGACTCCGCCTTTGCCGCCGAATATATGAATGACCCAACCAGCGAGACCGCCAGACTCTTTACCGTTGACCCACGACTCAACGAATATACTGTCCTCGATTACAACTACGATGAACCTCCGACAAAGAACCCTTTTGCATCCTCTGCAGAAGTAATTTGGTATCTCAAAGACGGGGCAAACTTCAAAGAGTGCAAAAAACTATTTAAGGATTGGATTGCCCCAATGTATCGGATTGCTACTTTCGATTTTGCAAGTGGACTGGGGCAGCACGCTGATTACTCCTGTCTCGCCATTATGGGATTTGATACTTTTAATATCCTATGGCTTCTCGATATGTGGCTCGGACGTGCACGAGATGCACAATTACTCTCTACTATTTACCAGATGACGGAAAAATGGAAAGTGAGGATTATAGGGGTAGAGTCATCGAGTATTCAAATTCAGTTTGCAGAGGCAGTTGATGAATTTGTGGGAACACGGTCTGCATCCTCTCTAGGTGGTTGGAGACCACGGGTTATGCCGGTGAAGTATCCGCCCAATATGTCGAAAGGAAGCAGGATAGCAGGGCTTGAGTGGCGGTTTGTAGCAGGTAAGATAAAGTATCCTGCCCATCTTGCAGGCAGGTGGCCATTCAGCCAATTATATATGCAGACCCACGATTTTACCAAGGATTTGGCGCTCTTGCCGAAGGATGATGCAGTAGATACAGTGGCTATGTCGCAATATGTAGTCCACACAAAAGGAACAAAGTCGGCACTTGGAGAGAAGAAGAAAGGAACCCTTGTGGACCGTATAATGCTCGGCGAGCAGGTCACAGGATTGCCTTTTCTTTCCAGTGCCGACTTACACTCTTTGACTCCAGAGGAAATGGCCGCTCTTGAGGACAAGGCATATAGGACAAGTAAGGTAAATAGGACACGGTTTGACATAAGAAGGCCGCAAGTAATAGGTTGACAGGAAAGAAAAAAGAGGGTATAATATGGAAACGATGATTTTACTAGTAATCGTAATAGGTTTTGGATTAGTCTTGGCCGTTTTGCTGGAGACGATATATCTACTTACAAAAACGGTATCCAGCCAAAATAGAGAGTTGTGTGCATTAGCACGTGAATCTCTAATAGCGGATGTATCAAAAGAAAATCCCAGTGCAGGGCGGTTGATTTTAGCATCAGATAAACTCGATGGATTAGCAAGAAGTAACCTGAAGCCGATGGAAATAAAGAAACAACCAGAACAACCCAAGAGTGGGGTAGAGTTCACGATGGGTAATATCGGGGGGTAAAAAAGCATGTCCTACAGACTGATAATCCCGGCTGACGATGACCAGGCAGCATCCGTGGTTAAAGGGTGGATAGAGAAGGGAAAACAGTTGCGTAATCCAGTGGCTGTAAGATGGTGGGTGAATTACTGGTATTTGAAGGGCTGTAGGAACTTCACCAATATCAACTATGGCAATGGCACCGTGCAGGTTTCTTACTTGGACGAATCGGGGACTTTGAAGTTTCAATACGAAGAAATTGTCTCCAAATACCAGACCCAGCTTGGACGATTGATGGCATTGAATCTTTCTCCCGCTATAAAACCGAAGGGTATTAGTTTGGACGGCCTCAGGAAGTCGAGTATAGCCCAGGCATCTCTCGATGCTGCATTTCCAGACGATAAAGTCCTCCAGTTGAAAATGCGGCTGCTCCCACCTCTCTTGCAATATGGCACTGTTGGTCTAGGAGTATGGGTCGAAGATGAAGATTCGATAGGAATAGAGACCATTCCACCGTGGGAACTCCTGCCAATACCTGCCGATGTTGCGAGTGTGGGTGAGGCCAGAGGACTTATGAGGACACGATGGGTGCCGGTCGATTGGGTCAAAGGACTCCTAATGACTCCGGGTGCCAAGGCAAAGACATACAAAGAGGTGGAGACAATTACCGTTCCATCTGGACAGATTCCTTCACAAGTATCGTCAAAGTTCCAGGGAACAATAGCTTCTTTCGGAGTAGGTGAGAATCTTTATATTTCGTCAAGAAAATCATCCAATGTTTCTGCACCAAAGAAGAAAGATGAAACTACGATGGACATTGCCGAGTTCACCGAAATATGGACTGAAACATCCGATGGATACCTTGACCAATATCAAATCTTTGTGGGGGGGAAACGACTATATACTGCCGACCATGCCAATGAAAAGATACACATGCCGGTTCGTATTGTTACAGCCATAGAAGTAGGCGGATTCTGGGGGAGAAGTTATACCGACCTGCTCATACCAATAAATACAGAGGTCGAATATATGATAGGCAAAGTTTTCCAGAATATCCAGGAGTGGGATTTGTATGGTCTTTTGATGTGGCCGACCTCGCTTGGAGTTAATGTGGAAGCTACACGAGGTGTGGACGGTATAAAGAGAATAGGATATGAACCTGATTATTCTGTTCCTGATACGAAGCCATTTAATATAGCCCCTGCAAATGCCGGATTGATGCCCGCCAGAGCAATGGAGATTGGCCTCAGTCTTATGGACAGGATTGCCAATCAACCTACCGAACTATTGTCGGGTAATGCCCCTGGTCGTGTAGATTCCTCGGCTGGGATTGGATTACTTTACGAGATGAGTGGTGTCCCTCTATCTCCTACGGCACGGAACATAGCGGCTGCAGTAAGTGGATGTTATAAGGCCATTCTTGGTATAATCCGGGGTTTGTGGAAGGATGATAAGATTGTTGACATCAGCCATTTGGATGACTCTTTGGCGGGGATTATGTTTGATTCGGCAACAGGAGCAATGAGACTTACGGAAAATGCCATTCCTCATCCCGATGAAATCACAATTACGGTAGCCTCGGAAATCCCTAAATCAGATGAACAACAAAAGATGGAACTTAATGAGGCCCTAAAAATGCTAGTCATAACACCATTCGAGTATCGCACCGAAGTCCGCAAACGAGGACTCTCTCTTCCTGTCGGAAATGAAGTTGAGTGGCAAAACTACCGGCGTGCTATGATGGAAAACCTTATTCTGTTTGGAGACGGCAAACAACCCGGACAGGTCGTTGTATCAGAACGGGACTTACATCCAGTCCACTTGCAAGTCCTCTCCGCTTTTATGGCACGACCAGAATTCTATCTAGCTTCATCGGCAGTCAGGAACGCATTTGGAGACCACTACGATATGCACGAGGCCGGGATGGGAAAACTACCGGAGGGAATGCCTAATATGGAACAGGCCGCCAGCGAAGCAATGGGAAAGGAAATGTCACCAGAGATGATGGGAGGAATGTAACCTATGTTGGAGTTATTGTTAGCACAAGCAGTGTTGGCCGCAAGAGGTAGGTCATTATTGGCTGACACCCTAGATGGAAAGATAGCTGATGCAATATATAGGATTGAAGGGGGAAGCAAGGCGAGAGTTCCTTATGGTATTCTCTCTGTGCCGGTGAAAGATGAAGCAGATGCTCGTAGAATATGTCTAAATACTATTCGCAACAATAGGGAGAGATGGAGAAAGGCCGGGCAGCCCGGAGATTATCTGGATTTCTTGGCAGACAGATATTGTCCCCCATCCGTTGATAAGCAAGGCAACCTGAATTGGAAGAAAAACATCAGGAAGATACTGAAGACTGAATAACCTACTATCCATCAATGTGATGGTCGTAGCACCTATATATCACGTTTGAAAAATAAGGAGAATACAATGACAATGGACAAAACACCGGAAGAATTGAAAATAGAGGCAGATGCCAAGGTTGCTACTGATGCAAAAGCCACTGCAGATGCCAAGGCCAGGGCGGACCTCATCAACATCAAGATAGACGGGGAAGAGAGAGGAGTCAGCCTTGATGAATTGAAGAAAATGGCAGAGAAGTCGGGTGGGGCTGATGAGCGATTCAGGAAAGCATCAGAGAAGGAAAAGGCAGCCGTAAGGGGTTTGCGAATTGAGACCCTTTTCAAATCACTATCGGAGGTCGAAGAGATTGATGAGGATAGTGCCAAGGAACTTGCAGGTCTCTTAGGAATTGACCTCACCGAATTCCTGACCACTCTCAAGGAACTGAGTGGGGGGGATGAGGAAGAGGCTCCCGGCAAGAAAGGCAAGGTAAAGGGTTCTGCAGAGGTCAAAAAGATAGGTTTTGATGACCTTTCGCCGGAACTCCGTCTCGCTGCCGAAGCCGCCCAGAAGGGGGAATTTGATAAGACGGTTGATTTGGTGAAGAAAAATTGCAAGGAGGCTCTTGACAAGGATGAGATTTTGGGTAAAATGATTATGGAGATGGCAGACACCGATGATAAGAATAGTGAAAAGGTGTCTGACATCAAGGATACGCTCACTGAAATGGTGTTCGAGGATGTTCAAAGGAGGATTTTGGCACGTGAGCAATATGGACCTGAACTAATTGAAAGTTCGTTGCAAAGAGCAAGGGCACGATTCAAGAAGTTCGGCAATCCATCTAAGACGTCCAAGGAACTGCCTGTATTGGGGCTTGGGCCGTCAGGTTCGTTGCCTGCTGAAGTCTATGCCAAAGAACCAGTTAAGCGGATTGCCTCCACCGAAGCTGGTTATGAGGACAATGCTGCTGCCCGTGTATTGCAATCTATGATTCAATCGGCAAGAAGTAGCGGCAAATAACGGCATAGGTGGTGGGACCGGCTGGGCTGGTAGTCCTTGACAATGACCATTTTTGCAGTGTGATAGACGAAAAATTGTAAGGTTATTGTTAAGGAGTATTTGAGATGACAGTTACAAATACTTTGACTGCATTGGACAACTTCATTCGTGAAGAGTTGCCAAGGGTCATAAATGAGTCACTGCCTCAAATAGCCCCTATTTTCTCCGATATAGAATCCAGTTCTATAGATGTAGTTCGTAATGAAGGCATAGGTCGTGGATGGAAGGTCATCCACTTGTTCTCAACTGGTGTAGCCGGACTGATTGAATATGCGAATCCTGCCGGGCCTGCAATGCTCGGAGGCTCATCTTCGGATAATCTTTCTGTCCTCAATCCAGTTGGAACCGACTTTGCTCCATTCCCCACTGCGTCCGAATCGCCGCATACCGGCAATATCAAAAGGGAACTGACCCTCCACAAAATGGTAGGCAATTTCAGTATCCCCATTGAGTGGATGCAATTGGATGCCTTGTCAGCCACGCAGATTAAGCAAGTGGCGAGAGATATTAAGGCTGTTGGAGAACTGAGGGCCATTACTGAGGCCGCAAGTTTATTTGGATATGCCGTTGCTAATGCCGGCGGCTATATGGTCGATGTGCTGGGTCGTATCTCGGCGATTGCCGAAAAAGGAAGCACCGACTATATCAATATAACACTGAATGAGACCTATGGACGTATCCACAACTTCCGTCCCGGAATGAGGATTGATGTTGTGGCGGATAGTTCCGGTGTCATTCAGACAGGAACAGACCCAGATGGAACCGATGTTCGCAACTATACACATACTACTAATGTATATGTATGGTTAATTGTTGATAGCGTTGATTATCTGAACAAGATAATTACACTTCGACCCATCCATTCGGTTCTTGGCACTACACCTAATTATGGTTCAGGTTCATCGGGTGATGTGTTTGCCGTAGCGGCTGCTGCCAACGACTGGTTGGTTGTATCAAGATGCAGCAGATATACTGCCGGGACACGGCCTCTGCACAGTTGGGGATTTGAGGATTGGCTTAAAGGGTCTGGACTTATTATGGGTGGGGCCGCCCTCGCCGGGGGTCTTGACCTTGATACTTTCCCACAATTCAAATCACAAGTTGTTGCAGTCAACGGGCCGCTTACCGATACAGTAATGAATACCTACTTGGGCGGGTATCTCGACTCCTATCCGGGAGTATCGCTTGATACTATAATAACGACCACTGGTGTTACCCAGAAGTATATCGAGCAGGCTTCCCTCTACAACAACAGGATGATTTACGACAGGACAGGAAAAGCCTTGAGCATAGCTGGTGGATGGCAGACTGTCGGATATAGTTTCAATGGCCGTGAACTCAAGTGGATAGTCAATCCTATGGGGCTGAAGAATCGCCTCTATGCACTCAAACTCGCCGGTGGAAATATAAAAAGATATGTTCCCCCCAAGATTGGTGGAGCAGATGCTCGTATCGGCAATGAGATTGAGTTCGTTGGGCCTCTGACCGGGCATAGTGGAATCTTCTTGGAGAGCCGTGCCAGCACAGGTGCTGTGCAGGACATCATCGAGGCTCCATTCTGGCAATACAAGCTGATTGCTCCCATTGACGTAAGAGGGTGTAAATTTACCGATGTGACGGAAGCATAAAGTAAAGAAATTTCAGGGGTGGTGGTTTCATCCTTCTCTTCCTTTCTCCGGTTGGGTTGTTGACTGGAACCACCCCTGAATCTATTAACCGGACTTGGAGAACAAAAATGGCAAAAAATATACGGGATATGGTGCGAATGTATGGCCAAGAATATCTCGCAGTCTGTGGACTTGCCAAGTATTTCCCAACTATGAATGCCGAAAGTTCGGTGTTCTTTGTCAATGGGAGTTCTGGTAACGACAGTGCTGCAAACTTCGGCCAGACACCCGATACTCCCCTCTTAACCATAACCAAAGCCCTAAGCCTCTGTAGAACCGGCAAGAATGACTACATCTTCATCCTTGATTATTATCAGGCGACCGGCGAAACGTGGCCCATTGCGATTGCTAAAAGTCAAGTGCATATTATCGGTATTACTGGTAATGCCATCTCCTGGCCGTGGGTTCAACCCCCTGGGGATACGGCTGCATTTACTTTCGGCAGTGACAGTGCTTATAGCGAAACTGCTGGTCTTGAAATAGGTGCAGGGGCTTCCCATGGTTGTATAGAATTTATTACTGGTGGTCTCTGGGGTGTGCACATCCACGACTGTGGATTTGGCACACATAATGGAATGACTGCAATGTGTGGCATTCGTGCCACCGGTGGTTCTACTCCAACTATAGGAGAGATAATCAACGGATTGATTGAGAACAATAGATTTGGTGCACAACTTACCCTTAGTGGTATTGAAGTGCCTGCCACTTTTGTTGGGCCAAACAGTGTTGAAGGGACAATTATCCGAAACAATACATTTAAGGTTGCTACGGGTAACTTTGGTATCAATGTTCTTCACACTACGGCCAATTTCGCTGATGGCGGCATCTTCGACAATGTATTTATAGTTGTTGATGAAGCAGGTGCAGCCATTACATTCGCTGCCGGTGCACTGGGTATGGTTGATGGAAACAAGGCCGTTGGACTTGTAAGTAATGCTTTGACAGCTAAAGTTTTTCTCACCGGCGAAGCGGGGTTTGGTTGGGGTCGGAATTACGTGAATGTAACAGCAGTAGCCAATGAAGCCGCGTATCAGGCATAAGGGTGGAATGGGTCTCTTGGCCGTACCGGCGTAATTAGTAACAGTTAGAATTTTCGATTGGACTGGGCCTGCCACAAGTAAGGGAGGCTCAGTCCTCCTACTTGTAACTATAGAAAGGGAAAAAATGCTGACCCATACAATCAAAGAAAACTGGTTCACAGTGAGAAATGCCATAGCAACCATCGACTGGCCAACTGCCACCAATGTATATAATCCAGTGGCGACAGTGACTCACCGACTGGTCTCACGAATGCTCAATACACTTGAAGTAGCCATAGACCCGGTTAATATACATCTTAAGTTGAGCCTCAACAAACTGGTGCTACGTGCTCATCTTAGTGATGCTGAGGCAACGGCAACTATGCACATTTTTGGTTCTTGCAGAGGTGAGTTGACGGCGAAATATCTGGGTCAAGTAGTGTGGACGGCAGGAACCCAAACCAATGAAAATGACAGATATTTTGCAAAAACTGCGGTGGTTACTAGTTATGCTTTTATGGGGATTGCCCAGAATGCAACGGATGAATCCGGCACAGGCATTGCAGAAGTGGCCTTTGATACAACCATTTATGATAGAATCTGGATAGGTTTTACCACAATTTCGGCGGGTAATATAACCATAGAAGGAAACGGATACTGATTGGCTGAAAGAGAACTAAAATGAGGCAACTATTCTTATCTGTATTACTTTTGGTTTTGTTGAGTAGTCCTCTCTGGGCTGCTACTACTTATTATTGCGACCCTAATGGCCGCAACGATGCCAATGGGTTAGACCCGGCACACGCTTGGGGAACGTTGCAATCTGTTAATATAGCTGGCAAATTTAATGGTGTGATAATCAAAAGCGGGGATACCGTCAAATTAAGGACTGGATTTCACGGCCGGTTTGTAATAAGTTCTAAAGATAACACAGATTACATCACTATCGAAGCAGATGACGGCGCTGTTGCTGATGTGAATTATGTGCAAATCAAGTATAGTGATTACTGGTGTATAAAGGGTTTGCGGATAAGTCCTGAGTTTGACGGGCCTATTACCGAACCGTTAACCGACTACTTCGTGATGGTTCGTATTGTCAGTGGCAATCATTATATCACAGTCGAGGACTGCAACATTTTCACTGTCGCAGATACTTCCTTGTGGGAACCAAACGACTGGGATGACCTTAGTTGTCAGGGAATAGATGCCGGCAATGGTATAGGCACAGGCGGAATCATTCGTAATAATTTTATACATAATGTGGGTCGTGGGATGTGCACGAATGGTTGTAATGGTGCTCTTATAGAAAACAATACTATTGATGGTTTTTCTGGGGATGGCATTGTTACTAATAATTCTGGTGGAACTATTCAGAGAGTTCAGGACAACCGTATTATAAATGTTTATACTGATAATAATAAGGACACGCATTCAGATGCAATTCACGTAAGCGGGAACAACATAATCGTTCGGCGTAATTATATTTGTGCAAGGACAGACCCTAATCGCACGTCAGATGGAGGGTTACAAGGGATTTATCAAAATGGTGCTAGTCCACTAACTAATAGCACAATCGAAAACAATGTCGTTATGGCCAAAAATGAGAGATGGGGCATTTCTTTTGGTGCTGATTCAAATAATGTAAAGATTCTTAATAATACAGTTCTAAGACCTTATAATACTGGGGAGTGGCCGGATATAAATGCTGGTTCATCTTCTCAACATAACATTATAATCAGGAACAACATTGCCGACAATTTCCCGGCAAATGACCCATCCAGGAACCTCGTGGTTGACCACAATTTCGATATAAGCAACTATAACCCCCTTGTTGAGTTTGTTGACTATGTCCACGGTAATGTGCACTTGGCCGCCGACAGCAATTTTATAGATAAAGGGCTTGCTGTTGACGTGAACGCTCCGACTGATGACCTTGACGGCCTATCGAGACCGCAGGGGACATATTTTGATATTGGTGCCTATGAATATATTCCCATTGTCGGAAGTAATGACCCTGAACTTGATACCATTGGCAACAAGTCTGTCAATGAAAATTCTACACTCACCTTCGATGTAAATGCTTGCGATGTCGATGGAGACACTATTGTTTATTCCTGCAATTATCTTCCCTCTGGGGCGACTTTTTCCGTAAAGACTTTCGCCTGGATGCCGACCCATCGTCAGTCCGACTCTTATCAGGTCCGATTTTATGTTTCGGATGGCAAGGGTGGAGTCGATAGCGAGTTAATCACAATAACTGTTAATAATGTTCCACGATACGGTATTTTCAGGAGACAATAACGAAAAAGTTGATAGTCTTTATGAAAGGAGCCCTAAAATGTTAAGAAAACTAATTGCTGCAACGATGTTAGTATTTATGACGCTTTGTCTTGTTCTGCCCCTGACGCCAGTGGGAGCAGTTTTGACAAAGACGACCACGATTGACCAGATTGATGCCTGGCAAGCTGTTACTGCCGGAACTTTGGTAGTAGGAACGTCCAAAAGCGTTTCTGATAGTTATAGTGCAGTTCTGTATATTGAGACTGCTTACATAGAAGCTGATGCCACTGATGGCGTTGAAATTATGATTGAAGTTTCTTATGGTGACGATGACTGGATGTTACTTACTATGGTTAAAGGAACAGCAGAGACTACGGTAACTACTACAACGGTTGGTGCCGTAACTGATGCCAATTCAGTAATTGACCTTACAGATTCCGCAACAGGGGCTTTTGATGTTGTAGGCAGAAAATGGTTTATTAAAGATGGAACGATAGGAAATTCCGAATCCGTGCGAACCAAAGCCAATGCTGCCAATGCAGTAACTTTGTGCAGTGGTATTATGCGTTCCCACGCTTCCGGGGTAAGTGTATATGACCGAGTAGATGAGTGGGTAATTCAAATACCGGTTGGTGTCGCATACGTAAGGACTTTATGTAATAATGTAGATGCCACTTGCGACTGTGCTTTTACCAGTCGCATATCAAAGGTAACAGGACTATGAGGCGGATACTACTGATTTTTATTTTACTGATTTGCTCGACTACAGTTAGTTTGTCCCAACAAATAAAACCAATGCTGGGGGAGCGACTTAACTGGTCTCATCCTCTCGCCAGAGGTCTTGTCAGCTGCTGGCTGATGAATGAGGGCCGTGGGAACAAAGTTTATGATTTGAGCGGCAATAGCATCACTTTAGCATTGACTAATATAGGATGGACACCAGGCAAAACAGGGTTTTCTATACTCATTAACAGCACTTCTGATACTGTCATAGCAAATCAACCAGTTGCTTCGCAAACGGAAGGCACAATAGTTTTTATAATCAAAAAAATTAGTAGTTATGGGTCGGATACGGCACTTTGTCAGGTTGATACTACTGCTTTGGATAGTTCACACGTTTTAAGTTTGCGATGTGTAGGTGGGGGCTCCATTAGATTTTACCCTAACCTAACCCAAGATAGTGATAAGTATTGGTCTTTTGGCAACCACAGCACGACACTACCTGCTTATGAGACAGTATCACTGGTAGTTGTATGGAAACAGAACAGGTTGCTTCAAGGTTATCGGAATGGAATGCTTTATGGCGTGCAAACGGGCACTACAGCTTGGACTGCATCAAGTTGGTCTGCTAATGAGATATTTAGTATGAACAAGCCATCAGGTACGGTAAATGCCTGTATTGAGTTAGCATATATTTTCAATCGTGCCTTGTCTGCCTCTGAAATCGCCTGGCTTTACAAACAGCCATTTGCGATGTTCGACACATATCCTGTCTGGTGGTTTTACATTTTTGGTGAAGGTGCGGGGGGACAGATGATTTTTGGCGGGCAAAGAATTTTAGATGGTGGTGTAGTTAGATAGGAGTATTAAAATGAAAAAGGCAATTTTGGTTTTAATGTTATGTCTGTCAAGTCTGTGTTTTGCGGATTATCTTGGCTCGTGGAAGATAGGTGATTATGTTACTATTACAGCCACGACCCATCAATTCAGCACGGGCAATGCTTATGCTGCAACCGGCAACGTCACATATTCCATTTACGAGGATAGTAACGCTACGCAGTTAATAGATGCCAATGCAATGCCAACTTTTGACAGCATAACCGGACTCTATCTTGGCAGACAGCAGTTGACCACCGCCTTAGGATTTGAGAGGAGCAAACACTATACCGTTTTGGTGAAGGCGACTGTCGATAGCGTTTCTGCAATCACAACCCACACTTTTCAGATAAACGCAGCGGTAGATGTTAATACTGTTGGGGAAGAAGTACCTATTACTGATGACAGATTCGATGACCTTGACTCCGCCCTTGCCGCCGCACAAGGAGATATTACCGCTTTACAGGGAGACATTGTTACGATTTTGGGTTGGAGTGATGGTTCGGGATTTACGGATATACCCTGGAATGCAGCGTGGACGACTGAAGTTACCGCCGCTGTGCCTGATGCCAATAGTATCTTGGATAACGTGATGGCCGGACATAAAACCACTGGAACTTTCGGTGGAACATTATGGGCAATTTGGCAGAAAGTTATATTGTTGAGGTGAGAAGATGCTTGGATTATCGTGCCAATATGACCCGGCTTCCCACTTTCTATTTGAGGGAAACTCCGAACCCGAATTGATGAGGTGGGTCAGGAGACAGTTACCCGAAGCCTCGCCTCTGCAGAACCAACTATTTATGTATCACCACCTCAAAGAGGATACCTTCGTCATAGGACTCTGGATAGACAAACCACGTGGCAGGTTCGTGGATGCACTGAATATAGGTTATTCACTGACTGGCTTCGACAGGAGTATGGCACAGGGATTCATCCAGCACCTTATACATCCTGTTACGGCGGAAGAGACGATAAGAATGTTGCAGGAACACAAGACCGATTTTGACCACATTACCCAAAATAAAGCAGCGGCGGTTCAGGAGACTAATGAGAGAATGGGGGGATAGATTATGGAAAAGACAGACCACGACCTTCTGATAGAGAATAATATAGTATTAAATCTACTGGCAAATGAGTTCAAAAACCATCTCCATCGCCATTGGGAAATAACCATGATAGCTCTTGCTTCGGGGATGACGGGGGTAATTAGCTTGATAGTGAGTGTTATTGTTCTTTTCTGCATCAAGAGAGGTGGATGATGACCTCGGAATATGATGCAAGTTTCCTTTCACTGGCCGTTGCCGATACCAGAAGGAACATAGATGAGCCTATCATCAGTGCCAAGTATTCTACTGCCGACATCATCAGACAGTTGGAGGCTTCCTACTCACAAATCCTCGGCGAATTGAACAGAAATACAAAAACTCCAGTTGTATTGAAGCCGGAGATTACGGTGGGGGATGGGATATATAACTATGAACTGCCCCCCATCATAGCGTCCGTGTATGCCGTGTATGAACAGAATGAAAACGGATACAAGGTATTCTTTGATTCAAGGGGAAGATTCAATCAATATGGACGAGGAATATGGATAGAAGGCAAGACGTTGTGCGTCCAGAATCCAGCCGATATAGGGGTTGGAACTATCCTGACTATCGAATGTCTGCCACTTGGAACGGCCCGGTTGCATAATGGAGTATGCACCATAAGTGTAGCAGGAGATAAAGTAACACTTGCTGCCACTCCAAATGCAGGGACGCTGGATACTCACCAAAATGCCTATGCTGGGTCGATACTGCGAATCATAAAGGTATCCGGGGCAGGGGCAACGGGTGATTATATACAAGAGAGGATTATCACCGATTATGACAATACCACTCGTGTGGCTACTTTGAAAACTGCTCTTACCCCCAAACCAGTAGCCGGGACAAACGGGTCAATCTTTTATGAAATAGCCCCTGCAATCAACCAAGGTTTGGATAGCATCATTGCGGCCTACACTGCTTACTACTTCATCAGTCTGGAGGGGAACCAAAAAAGAGCAATATCCATATTGGCACTTTATCGTGACCAAATCAGACACCTGCGACTCACGGCTTATTATTCTAATTTGCAGGAAGCCAGTGTTGTGCATGGTGACGACTATCGAAATCGCCGGTATAGGAATTACTGATACTAATGGCTGATGTTCTTTTAGATTCTGGGATAAAAATGGAGACTGAAGGGGGAGTTCCTGCCCCGGTGATGCGGGGAGATTTCGTGCCTTCGGTCGATGCAACTCTTGTAGATGGATTTGGTCTAACTACACCCTGGGGCGGAGGGGCATTGGTTAGAGACTATGGAGCATATTACGATGAGTCAGGTTCTGCAGAGGCACAACGAATGAACGACTTGGTTGACTTGATTAGGAACATAGCGACCACCGCCAAACAAACGGTAATCAATTATAGTTTTGGCGGAATGGTTGGGGCGGCAGGCCCTCCGGGACCATCAGGACCACCGGGATTGCCCGGCGTTGGAATAATGGGACCTGCTGGTGCAAAAGGTCTGGCAGGAACAATTCTCATCCATCAACCCACCTGGACTGGGGACTTCTATTCCAATACTCCGACTGCTGGAAAGGTGTCGTGGTCAACTGGGACACTGACATATCAAGGGGCCGAATATACAATAACAGCAAATTCGGCAGGGACTACAGATACGTTTATATACTGGGACTTGGCTTCTTCTACAATCTTTCAATCCACTAATGACAGGAACGAAGCGGTTGGTGCAGATAGGTTCTTGATGTGTTACAACGATGAAGGGAGTGCCTTTGATATTACCGGCGGCCAGATGATTCCGGGGCAGTTAATTCTAGATGAAACCATCCTTGCTGATGCTTTGGCCGACAATGCAGTTACAACTGCCAAACTCGAATCACTTGCCGTGGATGCTTCCAAGTTGGCTAGTTCGGCTGTCACCGAAGGTAAGATAGCGGCTGCTGCCGTGACTGCTGCCAAGACATCTCTTGCTGCCATCAATGCCACGACTGGGACACTTAATAATAATACAGTGGGGACTAACCAGATTTACAATGGGGCAGTTACGACATTAAAGATTCTGGCAGATGCGGTTACAGCAGCCAAGATAAATGTGGCGGGACTTGATGGAACAACCGGCGATGTTTCGGCCAACCATATAGTGGCCACTATGTTACAAGCAGGATGTGTCACTACCGAAAAGATTTATGCCGGGGCTGTCACGGCTAATAAATTGACTCTTCTTAATTTCATATTGTCGGAGGGAATTTGGACCGACAACTCACCCACAGCAGTTGAAGTTACTTGGGCTGGTTGCAAGGTCGTATATAATGGAACGGAGTATCCGATTGTTATGGGGGGTAATACTTCCGATAAATTCATCTATTGGCAATCTGCCTCTCCATATGAATTTGCAACATCAGATACTCTTCCTTCTCTTGGTGATAGCGACTTCATTGTAGCGGAAAATCTGTTGGGGACCCATATTCTTGTTTGGAACTCAACGGTGGTAGATGGAGGCAGGATAAGGACGGGGAGTGTAACGGCCACACAGATTCAGGCATCGACAATAACGGCCAACGAGTTGGCTGCCGATGCAGTGATAGCGGCCAAGATACTTGCAGGGGCAGTCACAACGGCCAAACTCACCATAGCCAGCCACTTTGTTGATAACTTGGTCTTAACGAATAATAGTCCATCAGCCGGATATATTGCGTGGTCTGCTTGCACCATGACTTATAATGGGACGCAACAATCTATTTCGGGGGGTAATACCGCTGAAAAATATATATATTGGGATTTTGATACAACTCCTACTGTGTTCCGAACTTCCGCCACTAAACCATCACTGACGGCATCCGATTGTCTGATTGCCATTAACGATACCGGAACTGCCAGACAGGTTCTGGGGGCTACTCTGATTCACGGCAATTCCATTATGGCAGGGTCCATCTATGCAGATGAGATTGCTGCCCTTACAATCACGGCAGCGAAGATTGCTACTGATGCCATAACCGCCGACAAAATTCAAGCTAATGCCGTAACAGCCAATAAGATTCTGGCAGGAGAGATAGGCACCAATCATCTGGTTGCAGGGGCAGTTACTTCGGCAAAGATAGCTGCCAATACCATTGTAGCTGCCAATATAGCTACCGGGGTTATAACGGCTAATGAAGTAAATGTTGCTTCGCTTAAAGCCGCTATCCTTACTGTAGGATGTATAACTGCGGCATCAGGTTACATAGCGGATTTGGCCGTAGAAACACTCAAAATAAAGGGGTCGGCAGTAACCACGCCTAAAATAGCGGATGATGCTACCCGAATACTTGAGATGGAAAATACGGCAGGGGGTGTGGAATACGGCACAACAGAGGTAACAATACAATCTTGCCCAATAACAAGTTTGGGGAATGGAATAACCGTATTTTTTAATACGAAACTAGTATCAGTTGCACCTCCTTATACCGCTTATACCACTTTAAGGTTATTAAGGAACACTACACAAATATGGATGGCCGATTATAGTATTGGAACGAGTCAAGAAGTCTCTTATACCAAACTGGATTTCCCAGTGGCGGGAAGTTATACGTATTATCTCATGGCCAAAATATACTATGTAAATAAAAACGGAATAGCATCAGAACGGGTTATAAAATTAGAGGAATCAAAGGGCAAATGAAAAAATATGTAATATATGATAAAGAAGGAAATATCTTGTCTTTTGGGATTCACTCAAATCAAACATTTGAGGATTTACAGCAACAGGGAAAACGGATTATTGAAGTCTCGTCTTTGTCCTCTGATTTAGACCTTACTCACAAAATAGTTGACGGAAAGGTAGTAGATAAATGACAATATCTCTTCCTAGAAATTATATTGCCTATCCCATGGTAGGACCCCGGATGGACAAGTCCACGCCTCCTACCCACGTCCAGCCGGGTAACTTCAGCCACCTATGCGGGGTGGATGGGAGATACCTTGGCTGCCTCCACAAGTTCTATGGAATGACAGAAGTTGTAGATTTGGTTGATAAAGGATTTCCAATAGATTCATATAGTGGCCCATCCTTCTTTAGGTATGTTGCTTTTGAACAGATAGGAACCCCCCTTGTCTATCGTGGGTTCGTTGTCAGGTGGGATGGAACCGGTAGTTTGACAGACCAACGGGTTGATTTGTTCTATACTCTTGATAATGGTTCCAACTGGTATCAGCATACAATATGGGCAACGGGAGAGGGAAATGGTATAACCAATGCTCTTGAGATGGACTGTGCAACGAATGAAGGATACCTGTTCGTATGTGTAAAAGGTAAGCAGCCTAAGACCATATATTGGAATGGTTCACAGTTAAAAACGGCAGATATGGGGCCGGGAGCATTTAGTGCCGCCCTCGGTGCTCTTACACTGTATGGTTCACCATCCAAAGACAGCAATCATTATCTAAAGGGAAATGGGGCATATCAAGTAGCGTGGAGATTCTATGATTCAAAACGGGGAATCTATAGTGCATTAAGCAATCCTATTACCATAAAACTGGATGTTACCAAGACAACTGCTGCCACTGGAAGTATCTCTTTCAACCTCAGTGGTAGTGATGACGGTAAGATGGTAGCCGGAGATACGATAACCATAAATACCAGAACATATAGATATATTGATAGCGGGGGGGATGTTACCATTCCCGTTGCAAGTCCTGATACTACTGCCGGTCATTGTCAGGCAATAACAGATGCTATAAATGGGGATACCAATGCAACTGTAACAGCAATAGCGGGAGAAACATCGGTAACACTCACTGCTAAGACAAGAGGGGCAGAGGGAAATAGTTATGGTCTGTCCATATCCGAAGAACCCCCCAGTCAAGATGATATATCCGTAAGCGGGACCCATATGGTCGATGGCGGGGCTTCTACAACCGACCCGGAGGAACAGTGCAAGGCAGTATTGGATTTTCCAAATAGTGATACCGACCCAAGAGTATTAGCAGGGGAAGAATATGCCGACTTTGCGGAATTATTCGATACAATAGATGTGTTCAGGTCAATCGACTTGGGAAGTTCCACCGCCGGTCAGATGGGAGCTATCCTTTATTTGGAAAAGACCATTGCTATGCCGACAGAGGAGGATTGGGACGAACTGAAAGTTACGATTGGAACGATAATGGATGAAGCATTGGTATTTCAAACGATGTATGACCCAGAGAAAGATACCGTTACTTCTCCCCCACAGGCGGGAACGATAGGAAGGTATCAGAGAATTACCTTTATGGCTGATGGGGTCGATACTTTGCATAGTAGTATGGAACATACCTCTGCAGAATACTTCTCTACCTACAACCGCCGTTTCGGGTCTGTGGATGAGGGAGAACCACTGCGGTATTTCGTGGCTGCAGATTCCTTGTTTATTCTTGCACCAAGTGCCATTATTCACTGTTTCAAAAGTATGCAAGGGAGGCCTCTACAATTCACCATCCTACATATGCAACGGGGTCTGGCTGGGAAGGGAGCCGCCCACGTAGTGGGAAATAGTATCCTAATGTTGACGGGGATGGGACTGGTTATACTCAATGCAAGTGATGGAAGTATGGGTCAAATCTCCACATTGGACAGATTGTTCGCAGGAGATTGGGTCTCCTATCTGTCCAAGATAGAAAGTTGTTATGACTCTGTTCTTAATGCTTCTTTCTTTCTCAATCCAGAGCCATCCATAGGAGAAATGGCTGTAGTCTGGCATTCCACCCAGCTTGTCAATATGCTTGAAGGAGCGAACTTCGTCTCGGCAAGTATGGGGTTGGATATAGCCACCGCCAAAGCGGTAAGAGCATATTTCATAACCAAGACAGGACTGATTGTAAGTCCTGCTATTACCACATCAGGTAGCGGGACTATGTGGGGATTTGCTAATTATCCTATTACTCCTAACGGCATTGCAACAACGGCTGGAGAGAGCCTCGTTGCATCTGCTGCTACTTTCCACGCTGATATGGTAGGTGCTCTATGTTATATGACGAGTGGGGCAAACGCAGGGAAATACAAGGAAATACTCACCGTGAATCCAACGACAAAGACCCTTACTTTTACGTCCAAGTTCGGCTCGACTATCGCTGTTGGAGACCGATTTGCGATTAGCCCTGTGCCGTTCAAAGCCCGATTGTGGCCTCTGCAGGACGCAGAAACCCGCAAGTTCCAACGGTGGATTATGACGGGTATAGCACTCAAAGTAAGTGGGTGGAGTAGCACCGCCAATAATCCCAATGATGTGTGGCGGGTGGGGGCATACAGGAATGGGAGTGCCACGCTGGTGAGTAATACGGTGGAGATAGATGTAACGGAAAATCCACAGGATTCTGCAGGGGTTCTCAGTGTGGATGGTATAGATGTAGAACCCTATATAGAGCAAATCGCTGCGGGCGTGGATTTTGAGTTGACAGAAGTGGAAATTTCAGTTACAATGACGGATAGTAGAAAGGTTGGATAAATATGACTTTGGCTGCGACTGTAAATCCAAATGCTTTCCTAAAGCCGACAGACCCCGCTGCGGCATGGTCAGACCCTATAAACTATGAGGCATTGAATAAGGCGATACAGGAGGCTGCTACTAGAACAAGGAATGTGGTAGGGCCAATGAGTCTTCCAAAAGTAGTTGTTCCTAGTGCTCCTCAACGCTATGGATTTTCACCCGGAGGAATCAATCCCTTGACTGGACAGCCGGAAATAACGTGGTCATCATCGGGAGGGTTTCATGCAGCACCTCCTTTAGATATGACTGCTCAGGAGACGGCAGAGAAAGCGGCAAAGTTGCAAATAGAAGGATTACGAACAGGATATGCAACTCAGGCTAAAGCCAAGAAACAGGAGGCGGAAAAAGCTGCTACGAGCCTTGAGATGATGGGTGCCCAAACGCAGGCAAGTATGCAGTATTATGCCAAGTTACAGGAGCAGGCGGGTCAGCGTGTTACTGAATCGGCTGCCCTGTGGAAAGGTGTAACGGAGAAGGCAGACGAATATGTGCAGAGTAGTAAAGACCGTTTGGCTGATACACTGGGCAGGTTAGATGTAATCAATACGAAGATGTGGACAGATATGGACTTCTCCAAGGCACACGATATGCAGATTGCAGTGCAGTCTTCGCTTGGGACGATAGGGGCGGAAGATAGGAATATAGCCGAAAGATATGGTGTAGAGAGTCCTGAATATGCATCATTCCAGAATAGCAAAAAGATGACATTGGCGACTATGCAGAGCAATCTACATTCTACCTATGCCAAGCTGGGGGAACAACGGTGGGAGACATATTTGCAGGCTACAAACGAGGCATTATATCGTGGTAATATGTTCATAAATTATGCAGAACAGCAGCACGTGCAGACCTTGCAGCTTGCTACCCAGAGTTCTGATACTTACAATATGCAAAATGCCCAATTCCAAGTGAGTGTGGAGCAACTTCGGATGGCGGGATTGGAGAATCTTGCAAATTGGTTGGTGCAGACACCAGTATTTTCTATGGATGTAGTGCCTACCATTACCGCCATCGCTGATGTAGTTAGGACAGTTACTTTGGGGGCGTAGCATAGAATAGAATAGAAGGGAACATAATATGGCACGAGCACAGGAAGGTGGACAATCGGTTGGTGGGGCGTTAGACCCTTTTGTTACTGGTTCTATATTACAAGGTAAGCAATTAGCCGAGAGCCGTTTGATTGAGTCGATGAGACAAGCTGGAGAGACAGAACGGACGAAGATTGCTGCTGGAACACAAGTGCAGACTACGGGCATGCGAGAGGCTGGAGAGACGCAACGGGCAGCTATGCAGGCGGCAGAGGCTGATAAGAGGGCTGCCGAACAGCTAAAGGACAATGCTATGATAAGAGAACATCAGACTGCTATGGTGAGGTTGGCAGACCAACTTGCCTCTGAAAGAGAGCGTGTAGAGCGTGAATATAACGAAGCTATTGCCAGAGGAAGTAAGGAAGATATAGAGAAGTGGCAGAAAAGAGTAATGGGAATTAGCCTCCTTCAATACACTGCCGATAGACAAGACCACGAAGATGCACAAGGGACAATATCTCAAATGCTTGATATTGTATCCAAGAGGAATGTAGATAAGGTGCGTAGTGCACAGGCAATGCAAGACCAGGTAAAGACCCAGAGAGTCAACAGCACAGTCTATAATCAGATAAGCAATGAGACGATAAAGGATTTGCAGGATAATCCGTCTTTTTATGAGACTCCGAAGGAAGAAGAGTTGGAGGCAAGAGTCAGAGGACGCACGGCGGTCTCTGGAGTGGATATATACTTTAATAATAAAATGAAGGATATAGGATTGCTGGGTGTAACTGCTGACTTGTTCCGACCAGAAGGAAGGGACAGATTGCGTGAAATGGTTGAGACAAGGAAGATTGGATTTGGAGACATCCTGAAAGTCAGGGCTGTTATAGATGCCATCGACAATACTCTTGCTGGACGAAAGACAGAACTAAAGAGGGAGAAACTAACAGAGAAAGTTCCTGGCAGAGTTATGCTGCCATTTGAATCCTTATTTGCTCCAAAGAAGGGACAGGAGGTAGCTCCTATTAAAGAGGGTGAGACTATTCTTGGTGTTGGTCCTGCTGTGGGAAGGGATGTGTGGAGAGAACCTCCCAAGACAGTAAAGACCATTGTTGGCAAGGAGGCCAATATGAGGAGAATACAAAGTGCAAATGTAGCAGCAATGAAACTTGGTTTGCAGAGACTGGGAGACATGAAGACACCAGAGGGCAAGATGATAAGAGATGCCTTGAGTGTTGCCGATGGAACCTCCGTGAATGATATTCTGGTCAGTGACCTCGCCGGACTTGGTAAGGATACCCCCGATGAAACCGACATTAGCACGCTTGCAGATATAGCCCGCACCAGATTGCAGTCACGAAATCCCTTGTCTTATCTGCAATGGGGACTGGATAATGATGTGATTGATAAAGAAGTGTATGATATGTATGCTCCCCTATATTTGGGTAAAGACAAAGCCCTTGGCAGGACATTTGATGTAAATAGTTTGCCAGTGGAAGTATTGCCATAAGGAGGATGTGATATGCTTGCGGCATTAGCTAAATTACCTTTGATGTGGAAGATAATCCTTGGGGTATTGGGGCTTAAGGCGGCAGATTGGGCTGGTGAGAAACTATCTGGCCGGGTCGCAGGAGAGATGCGTCTTGGGGAAGCCCAACTAGCATTACAGAAGGCTATGTTCGAGGGACAGCAGGAGGCAGGCAAACTAGGTTTCCGTGAATCAGCCAAGACTACTGAGAATATAATGAGGATGGTGACGCAGGGAAAGGCACAAGAAAGGTTGGATGCCCGTGAACTTATGGCTTTGCAATACAGGATGGGGGGCGAACAGAGCAGAACTGCTATGATGATGGCACTCATTCAGGCTTTAGCTCAAGCTGGGCAGAATAGACCACAGTTACCGATGCCTTCGTCTCCTGTAACTATGTCTGCACTCCTGAGAGGAGGTTACTAATATGGCAATTGATTATGCCACAGCCGTAGAAGATATAATGAGTAATCCTTCCTTCACAACGGATACAGCCACGGAAGCATTGAAGGCTCTTGGTCGTAATAGGAAAAAAGGATGGAGTAATATCTTCAAAGGCAAAGAGGGTATGGGTAAGACGATGGGGGCAGGATTACTCGGTCTGATTCTATATCAGTATATAACCCAGATACTGGAAGGACGCAAAGAATCAAAGATGATGAACTTGCAAGCAGGTGGAATGAGAGAGCAGGCAGAGGCAATAGACCCACAAGCTATGATGTATCAAGCGATGATACCACAGCAACAGGCAAGTCAGCAACTTGCACAGGAGGCTTTAATCCGGCAATTACTTGGAACTACGGGGCCAAGTCTAGCAAGGGGCGAAAGTCTTGTGGGCAGATAGCAGAAGGCAGGAAGGAAGATGAAAATTTATGGCAAATCCTCGATACGATATTTTTCCGGAGGGTGATGACAATTATGTTCCTCCCGGTATTGCGGGAAGTGAGTTCCCGATTTCCTTATACGATAGACCACAATTAGCTTTGAGCAATTTAATCTTACACGCTGATGTGGACGCAGCTACACGCTCGATATTTTCCCCCCAAACTCTGTCTCCTAATGAGATGTTGACATTTCGCAAGATGATGCTTAAGGGAAGGAAACCCAATAAACTTCTTGAGACTCTTCTCGATATATCCACGAATCCACTTGTCATTATAGGACTGGTAGCAGGACTCCATTGGCCGGTGGGAAGCACGAAACCTCTCTTCGAGATAGCGGAAGGATTGCGTCCTATAGCTACCAAGATGCTTCCCTTTATGTCTTCAATCCATTCTGCCTTCACCAACCTCCGTAAGTGGCCTGAATTATATCAATGGATGACAGGAGTAAGTAGAGCGACTGCCGATTTCATAGAGGAATTCGGACCTAAGATGAACAACATATTTAGAGAAGGCGGCAAGTTAAACAGCCTTGACCAGTCCAAGATTGTATTTTATATAGAGAGATGGAACAAACCAGTAGTGAAACACATAGCCGGAAAGATACAAACCATCTATCCTGAACTGGGAATAGAACCGCTTGCTCCTGGATTACAAGCAAAGATGGAACCTCGACTAATAAGTATTGCAGACCAACTAACAGGGTTATTTGCACAGATACGAGATAAGTTTAAGCCGGAAGTATTGGATAGAATAAGAGGAGAATTGCAAGGGAAAGGAATTAAGATAGGAGACTGGATGGAGAACTATTTTCCCCACAAGTCTCTGTATAATAAATATGAAATGGAAGCAGTAAAGGCACTGGAAGGAATACCTGGGAGACGAAGGTGGGCATATACATTAAATGACATTGTAGAGAAGTGGATTGCCCCCAGTCTAAAAAGAAGAACCGGTGCGAGCATCCCCAATTTTGAGGCATTAGAAGAAGCAACCAAAGCAGGCATCCTGCGTCCTGACATCCTTCCTACACTACGAAAAATAGTTGATGAAGACGTATCCACTGTAATGAATGGTATAAGAAATTATATTGAATCAGCGGAAAAAGCGGCAATAGCCGACCCTTCCATAAACAAATACAAATTATTTTATAATAAGATGAAAGAAGGATTATCTGGAAAGACAGGGCAACTAGCTGGACGGGGTTTCAATATAACAGGACGGTTGGGGCACGCCGAAGCAGTAAGCAAGACACTTGATGTAATGGCAAGAAATCTCTTTGGAACTTGGGGCACACCGGAATTTGAGGAAACACTAGGTGCCGTGGCCAAAGCCATCGCTGCCCCTGCAGAATACTCGATGAGCCTCTACAAAGTAATGCCTTCCTATCTCAATGCTATGTCCTCCACCTATGCTTGGCAAGGCACTGGTCTTGGTCAACAGATAATGGATTTCGTGAAATCAGGGCAACTTACCGGATGGGCAGTTCCTTATGTAGAAGACCAGTTGATTCCTCATCTCCGTGGATTGAAGTCGTGGAAATCTCTCCAGCGAGTTATGAATTGGACACAATATAAAGAGATGATTTCCAGATGGCTCAATTCCCCCTCTTCCATGGCACAGACCATTCCAAAGGCACAGAAAGATTGGTTGCTTGAACATTTCACGGCAGATAGTTCACTAGGCATTGAGTCAATGATGGGGCAGGTCAATCAGTGGTTCACTCTTTCCACATTGGGTGGGAATGTGTCAGCTTCTATAAAAAATGCCTTACAGCCGTTCATTACTATCCTGCCATTATTCGGGGCAAAAGGATTTGGAAGAGGAATCGAGATGTATCTGCCCAAGTTGGGGGAATATGCCAAACTTCGGGTTGGTGGAATGGCACACGAAGCAGCATTTAAGCAGGCATTTCCTGATTTCGTAGAGGCACTCGGCACACGGTCTAATACTCTTCAACGTGCCATACTGTCGGGGGATATAATGAGAGAGGGAACTACCATTCCCCCTATTGTAACCTCGACTTGGGGTAAAGTAAAACAAGCAGCAATGACCCCCTTTATGGCAGCAGAAACCAACAACTGGTTGATTAGTTTTTACACAGGTAAGGCAAATGCACTGGCGGAGGGGTATATACCGGAGATGATTGCAAAGGGGGCAGTGAAGGTTTCTGCAGAGGTTGCAGCGGGTCAGTTTGGTGCACGAGTTGTAGAGATGACGCAATTCCCCGGTGGTGCACTTGGTCTGCCAAAGATACTGCTTGATATACGTGCTCCTTTGCGACAGTTTATGCACTTTCCATTAAGGTATCTGGATTTTCTTACAAGTTCAGTCAGATGGGGGCCAACAGAAGCACTCAATCTTGGGACTATTGGGCGGACTATGGCGGGTTCGACTGCCCTCTATCTTGCCGCCAAGAACTTGCTGGGGGCAGATTTAAGTCAGGGATTGTTGACAGGTGCTCTTCCTCTTCCTGCCTATGAACAGGCACCTTTCTTCCCGTGGCCTCTTGTGCCTCCGATTGGTGGGGCACTAGGAGGAGTAGCACAAGCATTATATAAAGGAGAGTTCAGACCACTTGAATCTACTCTTGCCCTTATGACTCCGGGTGGAATTATGGGCAGGCGTTTGTATAAGACCTTGAGTAGGAAGTATGCCGACTATGAGAATAGGACACAGGAAGGATTGATACCAACTTATAACGAACAAGGCTCACTGGTAGGTAATTTTACTCCTTTGCAACTTACACTTCGTGCCATTGGTCTTATGCCCACTTCGGTTAGTGCAGAACAAGGGGCGGCCAAATGGTTGCTTGCACAGCGAGACCAGCTTCGTGGTTATAGGCGGACTTATCTTCAAGCGATGACAGAGAATGACTTAGATAAAGCAGATAGAATAAATAGAGATTTTCAAAGACGGTATCCAGAGTTGGGGCCGCTCCAGATTAAGAAGAGCGACATCACTGCCATCAAGAATCGCAGACAGGTCAGCAGACTCGACCGGATACTTCGGGGATTCCCCACCGAATATCGTCCTTTGTTTCAACAGATGGTAACAGAAGCAAGTCTCGGAAAAGTCACACAAGACATCCAGAACCAACCACTTGCAGCCGAGTGGTATATGCAGTAACTCTTGCCCACATAAGGAGTTACAACAAACTAAAAATAATTTTTATTATTCTATTGACAAACTGCCGAATCCTATTTAAGATATACTTGATAGCTGGTGTGGACAGTCTCCATATACGAAACTATCCGAAGGAGTAGATATGCATTAGAGTCCCACCAGTTTTTTGAAAGGGGAAAAGGAATAGAATGATTTACATAGCGATTGACAATTTAAGTAGTCATAATACTGACCGCATTTATCGACTGGTGTCTGATGATGAGCAAGAGGCAGAGACTCTTGCTCTTGCATTGAGTATAATGCTGAAATATCTTCCTAATAGACGAGACAAATTGGAACGATATTTCCACATTTTGACGAATTGCGTGACGGATTACTTCAAAGAGAGAAAGAGAACAGGACAATGAATATGAAAGTGCCGGGGAAGCGGGCGTAGAAAAATTCAATTTGAAGGGGATAAAATGATACTTGCTGATATGAGTAAAAATCCGCCGGATGTAACAATAGTAGAACATAAAAAAAAGACCGATGAATGTCCTGTGAGTAGTCAACATAAATACAACCGAACTCCAAGAGATATGGAAAAGACATCGGACATATTAAGACAAATTGCAAATGAAATGGATTGGCACGAAGGATGGACTGACAATTTGTTGTTCAACTGGGCGACTAAACTCAATAAGATAACTATGAATTTAGTCTATCATCGTGGCCAGCTCAAAGGAACAAAAATTTGCATAGGGGTAGCTGATAAGGTCCGGCAGGACTCAGCGGAAATTGTATGATTGAATTTGCAGATTGTTCCAAATGCACTGATTGTCCTTTGCACGAATCTGCCAAGCATCCGGGGATTCCTACAAGGCCATATTCTGTTACCGGCAAGGAACAGGCATTGCTCATCGTGGGTGAAGCACCCGGCCATACTGAGGACAGAAGTGAGAAGAAACTATCGTGGATTGGTTATGCCGGGCAGCTTCTTGACAAGATGATTAAAGCGGCTGGGCTGCAAGAATATGCCGACATCTTCCTTGCCAATGCCTGTCGTTGCAAACCGCCACAGGGAGATAGTCCAGAACGAAGTCATATAAACAAGTGTCGCCCTTACCTGCTGAAAGACATCGAAACACTGTTGGGGGCATACAAACATCTTACAATACTTGCGTGTGGTGCACCTGCTACATACAGTATATCCAAAATAAAGACGCTGGCCGCTGCATTTAGAAGTCAAGGGGCAAAGGGGACTCTGACTACACCTCTCTTACAATCTCTACCTCCTCCTATGGAGTCCTCTTGCCCCATTTTATTTTTCACTTACCATCCTGCGGTGCTCCATCCGAGCAGGAAACCAGCATTGATTACTTCGGTGGAAGCCCACTTCGTCCTATTGGCAAGATACTTGAAGGGAGAATTCATACCCAACGAAATTCAAGTCATACCAGAGATAGGAACCGACCCCGGCAAATTGAAACTACCAAGTCAGGTGTGTGTTGATATAGAGACCTATGGTATCCTGAAAGGGAAACATCAGACCGTCTTTACGCCTATACAATCGAAGTTATTGGATGGTATAGAGTATGACAAGCAGGTTATCACTGTATCCATTGGATATAGAGAGAACGGCAATAAGAGAACCCATCTGTATATCTTCGAGGACAGGATACATAGACAACGACTTGAAGAATGGTTTAAGAGAATTGTAAAGGAGAAGATTACTCTTCTGGGACAAAATATAAAGTTTGACCTTCTTTATTTGGCCTCTGCAGATAAAGGCATAAACTACTGGATTGACCCCCGCTGGTTACGTCTCGATGATACTCTCCTGCTCGGTGCTCTCCTGTATGAACAGCAACCGGAGAAGGGAATGAAAGAGGTTGCTCTGCTTTTTGGAATAGCCGATTATGGCCAGCTCAAGGTAACGGCCAAGACTGCCAATGCTGAATCGGCCTATGACCCAAATCTTCACTACTACAACTGTTTCGATGTGGCAGTAACCTTGACTTTATATGACGAACTCCTTGCTCGAATAGAGAAACGATATGGCAAGAAGTCGAATAAGTTTAGTCCTGCCTGTGCAGATATGCGTAATGCCGTCTTATGGGACACCATAGAGCTGGAACGTGCGGGCGGAGCATTTAGTATTCCTCGTCTGAAGGAGGAACACAATAACGCTACTGCAATATGTGTCAAATGTATAAACAGGCTGACATCTGCTGGAATTATACCTCACGGGAAAGGGTCTGACAGGTCATTACGTGAATTCATAACACAGGGAATAAGAGAAAGCAATCTATTTGAAGACCCACGGGTCCAGTTCACCAAGAAGAAGAAAGAGATTTCCATAGGAAAGGAAAATACCAATCTATTACTGGAATACATCCCAACTGAAAGTCCTCTCTATCCCCTCTTAAAGGACTTCAAGACATTTACAGAAAACTCAAAGATTGTGAATACTTATACACAACCACTACTGGAGAACAAGGAAAAGGGAATTGTGGGGATAAAAGACAATGGAAGGATTGGCATGGTATATCCAACCTGGTATCCTGTTCCGGGGTATCATAGTAAAGAGGCAGGTGAGAAGGAGAAAATGGGGGGAACAATACAGGCAAGGATTACCTGTCAAAGACCTCCTCTGCAAACTCTACCCCCGGTTATCTTTGGCTGCCAGACTACCCGGTTCAAACCGGGGATACTGGTCGAATATGATATGAGCCAGAGTCATTTGAGGATGGCAGCTTTATTGTCTGGAGACCCTCTATTGATGGGTGCCTATGAGAAGGGATTGGATTTACACGATGAAACGACACGGTTGATTTATCCAAATATAGATGCAATTTTAGCCCCCCGTGGCGAGACCCTTAAGGATTCAAAAGAGAGGCAATTATGTAAAAGTATTAACTTTCTTGTTTTATTCCGAGGGGGGGCAAAAGCATTACAGGATACAGCACGGGCAGACCTTGGACTTATGCTGGAACAGGAATTCTGTGATAGATTGATTAAACAGTGGTATAGAGACCATATTACATTCAAGTTGTGGCAGGATTCTTTACTTGATACTGCGGCAACACAGGGATACCTTGAAGTTCCTACGGGGTGGAGCAGGACATTTGCATTTGGATATGATGGGATAGTAGCGTATTCAAATGAGATATGTAATTTTCCGATTCAGACGCTGGATGCACAGGTAACTGAAAGTGCTCATTTTCAGATTCTGCAGAGGATTAGAGAGTGTGGGTTGCAGAGTGTAATATCCCTGCAACGGTATGATTCCCTGGTAGTTGATATGCCTCAAAGAGAGGAAACAAAAGTGGATAAAATCGTAGGAGAAGCCTTGACACGCCCCCCTATTCTCGCTATAATAGAGAAATCTGTGACCCGTTCAGTTCCGTGGTTATATAGCAGGAAGGTTCTTGATGCCTACCCGAATCAGAAAAGTAAAGAATAAGACGGATATACATTACCGTTACAAGATTCCTACTCATGTCACGGTTCAGATAGATACCCGTGAACAGTATCCTATATTGTTTCCTGTCCGTATTCTAATTCCTCATCCTGAACAGGCATATAAGGATTTAATAGTTGAGGTGAAGATTGAACACAGAGCATTGGAGTATGGTGATTATCGGTTGAAGGAGTATCCCAACTGTTGTGTGATTGAACGAAAAGCAAGCCAACCGGAGTTGTTTAAGAACCTTATGGAGAGTGTGGATGCAGTAAGGCAGGCCAAGTCATTCCGCAAATTATCGGAGTGCGAGTATCCATACTTGCTTATAGAAGCCTCCCCTGATGAGATGCTTGATGATAGGATGATGAAGAACCCAGAGGTAGTAGTGCACAGATTGGCATTGGTAGGGGCCAAATATGGGTTCCATATCCTGTGGTTTCCTTGGAAAAAGCAGGGGTCAAGTGCCCGTAGGAAACTGGGGACGTTGTTAATCCATATAATGCTCGGCTGTGCCCTGCGTGCCACACTGGACATCTTACCGGAGTTGGTGGAACCAGAAGAAGATGAGGAAGTTATAAACATAAGAACCGATTAGGAGGTAAGCCATGCCATTGCCAAAAACCACAAACATAGGGACATTGGTCAATGAGTTGAAAGCTGCCAATCGGGGAAAGAAGAAGAAAAGGTCGAAAGCACAGATACTTGCTATTGCTCTTGACCAAGCAAGAAAGAGCGGGGCAAATATACCGAGAAAGAAGTGGTAGGTGAATGCCACAACCAGAGAACATAAATAGGGGATAAAATAATGGCTAAACGATGGATGCAAAAAGCATTCGCTGGTGCTACGGGGCAGTTGAGAAAGAAACTTGGGATAAAGAAAGGACAGTCTATGTCCTTATCCCAAGCTGAGACTGCCGGTGCGAAGCCGGGCAGGACTGGTAGGCAGGGCCGGCTCGCTGCCACGGCAATCAAGATAGCACGCAAGCGAAACAGGCGGACTAAAAAAGTGTAAATAATTTTTATTTTCTTCTTGACAAGGATGAGTGACTGTGGTAGGATATACATATAAGAAGCCTCTGCAGAATGATAAGGGGTGGTTGGGACAACCTTCCATCCCTTATCGCATTTTTGGAGACAAGGGTTTGTTAAGTAACTAACTAACAAGGCAACCTGTGTGTAAAGGAGAAAGGAAATGGATAATCGTAGGAAAAGCATAAGAAGGGCAAAACAGGCCAATCAGTCCAGCACAGATAATCTGCCTGTGATATTCATACCTGATGATACATGCCTGTCGAAAGAGGGATTCCTATGGGCTGACAAGGCAATCGTGATTAAGAACAAAAAACGATATGATATGCTGCGGGCAATCATAGGTGGTATAGAAATGGAAGGGGACAATGGACAAAGAATTATTCGACCGAGATTTGCAGAGACAGGCAGAGAAGAGAAGTTACGAGAGGATACGGCAGAAGATAGCAGAGGACATTCGACAGTTGATGGCAGACAACTCGATAACATTCGGCCAGATGGCAGCGAAATTGAAATGGCCGGTGAGGGAAACAAGGACACGGATTAACTCGGCGGACTTGCGATTGTCCCAACTGGTTGCAATACTCAATGTGTTTGGTCTGGACTTCTATCCGGTTATGAGACCACGAAAACCATGGATAGGAAATTAGGAGAAAGGGGAAAGGATAATGGGTAAAGAACTTGACGCATTTATTAAGGTGTTGGAGGTTTATGCCAATACAGATGTTCAAATAACCCAGGATTTTTACCAGGGTTTATGTGGAAGAGCAAAAGATTATCTTATTGGTCAACAGCACTTCATTGAGGAATTGAAATCTACCATAAGCCTTTATCAGAAGGGGGAAAAGAAAGATGATTGAGAAACTTGAGGAGATGAAAGAGTTGAGACCGCCGATTTCACAGTCGGCGATTATTACTGCCTTGCGATGTCCCCGGTGCTTCCTATATCGGTATCGGTGGGGATTGGTTCCGAAGATTGAACGATATGCCCGTGCTGCTACCATTGGCAGTTTGTTCCACAGGTTGATGCACGTGGGAGAGGGGAGGATTGTCACGGTGCAAAGGGAAGTTGCCGACCAACAGAATGAACTGATGGCAAGGATACAGAAGGGGGAAGATTTGACAGGAGACTTGGCGAGGACGGCACAGGGACTAACGGAATTGTATAACAAGGCATTAGTTATGGCGAGGATATTTTGGAAGAGATTTCCTTGTCCTGATTATCTGGAGACTATGGCAGCAGAGAAAACAATAGAAATGGCACTATCCTCTTTCCCTGGTATAACTATAAAAGGAAGGTTAGATAAAATCGTGCGGGATACTCGTGATGGCGTAATGTGGATTAGGGACTCAAAGACTACCTCACGTGATATTGCCTATACCTTGACTGGGTATATGTTCTCTATACAGTGCAGACTATATCGGTTATTGGCGATTGACTATGTCCCAAAAGGTTTCATTCTCGATATTGCACGAGTTCCATCTATAAAGTTTTGTAATAAGGATAAGGATTTCGATGCCTACCTGATACGGGTAGAGAAGTGGTATGAGGAACAGGAGGAACTGGGTGTGACACCGATGACATCCAAGGCAATTATCTTCTCGGAGCCACTAATGAATGATGAATTGACTAATGTTTTAGCGACTGCTATAGGTTTGGCTAATAAGAAAATGATGCCCAATAACTTCTCACGTGATGTAACTACGAGCTATTGCAAGGATTACAACAAGGTGTGTCCTTATTATGACCTCTGCAATTCTGATGAAGCAGGGTGGCCGAGTTTGATTAACAGATTGTATGATGTTGTTGATAGCCCCATAACGGAAGAACAACAACAAGAACGTATAAGTGAAAATGAATAGAAAGGAGATTTGAAATGGGAACGAGAAAAAGAATTGTATTGTTATGGTTATGTGCCATCGCCATATTGGGGATTGGTGGGTGTCTGAAAACGGTAAGCACCGACCCCAATACTGGTAAAACTGTGACCGAGTATTCTGTAGATGCGGGGACATTGGCCAAGTATGAAAAGCCGGTGGAAGCGGGGGTCAGTATCTTGGTGATGTTGACTACCTTACTTCCCGGTCTGATTCCTGCCGGACTCGCTACCATCCTTGCAAGTATTCTTGGAACCTACTACAAGATTAAGCCAAAACTTCTGGCGGCACAGACTGCTGCCGAGATTGCTTATACAGCAAGTCAGGCGACAGTGCTTGGTATCGAGGATTACAAAAAGGTGGCACCACAGGAATGGGAAAAACTATGTCAACTTCTCGATGCACAGAAAGCAAAGATAATTAGACCAGAAGACCAACTTGTTATTGAAAACTTCATCCGTGGATTGCGTGGTCTATCGGCGAAAGCATAAATTAGAGAAAGGAAGGAAGGATAGACAATGGTAGAGTCCACTGTTAATGTTGTAACTACTATAAGGCCGGGGGATGTTCCTGTCCCTGCCGAGTATGCTGCATTAGGTGCCAAATCTGGATATGCTCCCTGCCCTGCCGATGAGTTGAGGATGTTAATTGATGGGCCTGAAGGAGAGGGTAAAACCACCTTTGCTGCCAGTGTCCCGGATAATATCATTCTCGACTTCGAGAGAGGGGCAGACGGTATAGTTGCCCCCCGCTCGGTTCGTATCCACATAAAAGGATATGACCACTATGTTCATGTAACAGACAAGCTGCTGGCAGACGCAAAAGCAGGCAAGAGACCGTTCAGCCGGATAACCTTCGATACTACTGACAGATGGGTTACTATGATAGCTACACAGATTGCCCACGAAAAGATGGTAGAGGACATAGTAGAGTATGGGCAAGAGGGACACGGTTGGCAACTATTAAGGAATAGATGTTGGTCGAAGGTGCAGGAGTTGGAGGAAGCGGGATATGCCTGGACTATGGTTGGGCACCTGACAGAGAAGACAGTAACCGACCCGGTGACAAAGAAGGATATAACTGTTCCCCGGCTTTCTGTATTTCCTACATTGAAGAATCCTCTTGTCCAAAGTGTAGAGTTCCACGGGACTGTATTCTGCATAACGACAGAGGAACCCGATATGGAGACCGTCAAACTTCCGAGTGGGCAATCGATTTCCCGGCCAAAAGCCGCCAATAAGAAAATCACGACATACTACTTTGATTGTTCCTCAACGTTAGGGAAGCAGGGCAAGAAGCGTGGTGTTCCGACTATGAAGGCAAGGATTGAATTACCATTGGTTAATGGATGGGATGTGTTTATAGAAGAATATAGAAAAGCAATTAGAAAGGAGCAAAAGTAATGAGTGATTTGAGTTTTGAAAAGATATTGGCTGAACATAATAAAGCCTATGCAGAGGCAGAAGTGTTTAGCAGTTGGATGCCGCCCGAAGGGGAATATATCGTGGTAGTGAGCAACACCAAGCGGGGGACGACAATAGATGACGCTGGCAATGAACAACCGTGGTGGAGGATTACAGGCAAAATACAGGAACCCGCCAATCCCGACCTCGACCAAGCGGAATTTGCAGTGGGATTCTATCGCTCTTCGGCGTATGGTATTCTCAAGGGAGCAGCCGCCGTGCTGGCGGGTAAGCCGGTAGTAGCAAACCTGCGGGAAGCAGATGAGATAGTGATGGGAAGCAAAGGAAAGGTGCTGAAAGTAAGAGTAGAGATGGTTGAGTCAAAGAAATATACAGGACCACGTTGCTCTATTCTGCAAGTTATAGAAGTGCAGGAAGTTACTGCATAACTATAACTACTAAAACTACTAACTCTGTCTCTGCGTGTGGGGGGTAGTCGCACGATTGCCCCCCAAATTTTGGAATTATAAATATGGGTAAAGGAAGTCAATACAGGTCAACTAATAAAAAGAAATTTGATGCCAATTACGATAGGATATTTGGCAAGAAACCCTTGAAATTGTGGAGAAAATCCAAACGTGAAGTCCAGCGAAATAGTAAGATTCCCAATAACTATTAGGTCCCACATTCAGGGGGGAAAACTAACTGGCCATTACATACACGCTGGCAGGATGTTTCCTCTGGGACTTCCTGTTATAGATAAGGAACAGTTTGTCGGCGTGCACCGATGGTTGGTCATTACCATTGGCAGGCCACAAGAAATAGATGACCTTTTCAAGTTGACTGCAGACTTGCCGCAAACTCCTGCCAGTGATAGGATTATATGGATTGGAAAGGTCAAGTTGTATTTTACCAAACAGGGTATCACCGCTTATCTCCCTCTGCAGATATGGAACCCCGGTGATATAAAGTTTCAAGAAAAGATTATTACTTCCGGGTTCGCAGAGACCATTTACAATCATAGGAATTGTCCATATACTTTGGTTCACGTTCCGCTATTGACCCACTCTCTGATGGGAAGAATATGACAATAACAGAATCACCGTTGGCAACTATCAAGAGACTGTGCCAAGAGATATTGAAGTTCAACGAAGATGATAAGGTGGTAGTGGATGTATATACCAGCGTCCTTACGGCTGCTTATCATTCCAACATACCGGAGTTCGTGTGGATGTATATAGTTGGACCACCAGGATGTGGCAAGACAGAGTTGGTGTGCCTGATGATACATCACGAAGGATGTGAGTTTATAGATGACCTGACAGAACACGCCTTGACCAGTGGGTATTCGGATGAGACAGGATTTGACCCATCATTGCTGAACAAGTTGAACGGCAAAGTGCTAGTGATAAAGGACTTGGGGGACTTCGCAGAGAACAATCCACGGTTGGTCGATAAGATATGGGGGGAACTGCGAGCGATATTCGACAAGTATTATGTGAAGGCATCTGGAGTTGTGGGGACACGGGAATATAATGTAAGGTTCGGGATAGTAGCGGCAGCAACGGAATACATAGATAAGTTCAGTGAGAGGCATAGACAACTGGGAGAGAGGTTCCTTTCGTTCAGGCTGGCAAGGACACCACTAACTTTGGGGGAAAGGCGGGAGTTCAACAAGCGGTGTGTCGCCTTGATGAATGACAAAGACAGTTGGCAACAGAAGTTGCGGGGAGCAGTGCAAAAGGAAGTGGACAGGATAATGGAAAGGTGCAGGAGGAAAGATAGGTTGCCAGAGATTTCTGCAGAGGCATTGGAGGTGTTGTTGGGATTGGCAGACTTGTTGTGTTTATTCAGGACGATTCCGATAGAAGGAACAGCAATGCAGCCGGAGTTTGCGAGCAGGGTGGTTCAGCAGTTGGTAGGGTTAGTGCAAGCCCACGCATTTGCAGATGATAGAGACCTGATAGATGAATCAGATTTGGCCTTGGCAAGGAGAGTGGTAATAGATTCACTGTCCGTAGTGAGAAGGAGGATGATACACTGGATGTATTTGAGAGGGGCACATAGACTAGGAGTGTCGAAGGAACAGATTGCTTCTACTTGCGGAACCACTCCTATTATAGTATGGCCGATACTTGTTCAGTATCTACACAGCAAGGTAATAGAACTAACTTCGGTAAGTGAGAAGGAGGAGGCGATAGAATTATACAGACTGACACCGGAGATATATAAGATAGTAAAAGATTGTGGTTTGTTGGAAGGAACTCACATGACAGGTTTAACTTAAAGAGGGGAAAGAAAATGGAACGATATTTATATTTAGCCCACCCTTTTCCCACCCGGCAACGGATGAGAAAATGGGAATTGAAAGTTGAAAATAAAACCGGATTATCTCTGTTCAATCCTTTCTATGATATAGATAGGAAAGATGTTAAGGAGATAGACTTGGGCAGGCGGGACAGATATAAACTCAACCCCGCCTCCGTGGTAAATGCCGATATAAAAAAGATAAAAGAATCCACAGGATTGATTGGATATGTAGATGGAAGTCTATCCTATGGAACGATAATGGAAATAGTATATGCGTTCAATTATCAAGTTCCCGTTTATTTGATAATTACCAACGGACATCACAATCATCCGTGGTTTCGGTATCACGCAACTAAAATCTTTACGGGGTTGGAGGACTTTGAAAAATGGGCACAGAAAGAATTACAAAAGGTGATGGGATAGAAATGGTAAAGGAGATGGACAAAGTGTATGGTCATCCAATGTTCTATAAATTACTCGACAGGATGGCTGACCTCCATTCCAGAAAAAATCATGACTACGCCGGACAAGACCCGTTGAGCAATTTGAAATCATCTCTTCGGCTGGGGTTGTCTCCATTCCTTGGGGTGCTGGTAAGGTTACAGGATAAGTGGTCGAGACTGGAACAGTTTGCGAGAAGCGGACAACTAATGGTAAAGGATGAAACAGTAGAGGATACTTTGATGGATATAGCGGTTTATAGCTTGCTGGGTATAATCCTGCGGAGAGAGGAGAAAGAAGGCAGATGAGTGGCAACGAACAACCATCCTATACAGAGGGGGATATAGTTGAGATAAGATTCCATGATATTCAGCAGATAAGTAACTGGACACCGCTCGACCTTGCCAAGAAGGATACTCCGCCTATTTGCAAGATGGTAGGATACTTACTGGAAGAAACATCAGATACCGTGATTGTAGCTTGCGGTGTTTCTAATGATGGAGAGGGGGATTATTGGATACTTCCTCACGGATGTGTCATTAGTATCAGAAAAGTAGAAGAAGCGGAACTGAATGATTTTCAGGAGAATAAAAATGGCAAAGATTCCCCACACGATTAACCCACGGAAAATGACGAAGAAGGAATTGACGGACAGGTTTGATTTCAAGTGCAGACATTTCAAGAATGGCCTTGAACATCCTGCTTGTTATGAGAGAGACCATTCTGATAGCATGCGAGTTGGTTGTCTGGACATAGAAGCATCGGGGCTGAAAGCCAACTTCAACTTTGTATTGTCGTGGTGTATTAAGGAACTTGGCGGAGACATAAAGGGAGATGTGATAGCGGGAGAGGATATACGAGCAGGAGTCTTTGACAAAAGGATTGTCCAAAGTTGTATAGAGGAGTTAAGGAAATACAATAAGATACTCACCCATTATGGAACTAACTTCGACATCAAATTCTTACGCACACGGGCACTCGTCCACAGACTTGACTTCCCACAGTATGGAGAGATACTGCATACGGACGTTTATTATATGGCCAAAAGAATCCTGCTACTACACTCAAATAGACAGGACTGTGTAACGGAGGCTCTCTATGGCAGAAGTCATAAGACAAGGATACATCCCGATATATGGATGCAGGTTACACGAGGGAATCTGAAAGCACTGAAGTATTTGTATAAACACAATATGATAGATGTGAAAGAATTGGAAAAGAATTACTTGAAACTCAAACCATTTAGCAGAGAGACCAAGAAGTCCATTTGACCTCTGCAGAAAGAAAACGATGAATAAACTATACCTTATCTTCGGGATACTTACCGTAATGAGTCAGGGGGGAATCAGTATCGTGGCCTTCTATTCGGGTAAAGCGAAAGAAGGAATAATAGGAAGTCTCTTTGCAATAGCCAATGGGATTATTTATTTATGGAAAGGATAAGAAGATGGAACTTGATACCATAATCCAGGGAGATTGTATTGAAGAGATGCAGGCTATGCCTGATAACTCCATAGACCTTGTGGTTACAAGTCCTCCTTATAATGTGGGGATTGAGTATGATACCTTTAATGACAAGCGACCTTATCCTGCTTATCTTTATTGGTGCAGACAGTGGTTGGCGGAGATACTGCGGGTGCTCAAACCAGATGGTAGGTTGTGTCTTGACCATTATTTGTCTTGTGGAACTGCAGAATATAGATTTGTTCCTCTTATGGATTTGAATGCTATTGCTCTTTCACTTGGATTCAAACATCATGGGATAGCAATATGGTGGGATATAACTTTGACAGAGAGAACTGCGTGGGGAAGCTGGTTGAGTGCAAGTGCCCCCTATATCAATTCGCCTTTTGAGGGAATACTGATATTGTTCAAAGACCATTGGAAAAAGGACAGGCCGGGGGCTACAGAGATTAGCAAAGAGGAGTTTATGGAAGCGTGCAGTGGGGTATGGAAGATTCCAACAGACAGAGAACGATTGACACCTGCTACTTTCCCGGTGGCATTGGCGGAACGGTGCATCCGGTTGCTGTCTTGGGAAGGAGATATAGTATTCGACCCTTTTTCCGGGAGTGGGACGACTTGTATAGCGGCTAAAAAAACGGGAAGGAGATTTGTGGGGATTGAACTTAGCCCAGCTTATTGTCAGGTGGCAAGGGAAAGGATTATGGGGGTTTCTGCAGAGGTTGAATGAGTGAAAATTCACGCCGTTGAAATCGTCAACTTCCTATAGGAAGTTCCCTGTAGGATGTTGGGTGTAGGCCGTTGGGAGTTCCCTGTAGGGAGTTGGGAGTTTCCTACGGCCTGTTGTATATAGGGAGTTCCCTGTAGGGAGTTCCCTGTTGGGAGTTCCCTGTAGGGAGTTGGGTGTAGGGTGTTGGCTGTTTCCTGTAGGGAGTTGGATATAATTTTTAATGCGGTTATAAGTATTTTATTGACAAAGAGTTATGAGCAAAAATAATTTTTGGAAAATGTTTGACAGTCCCCCCGGCCTTCCTTATACTATATATACGCAGACGGACGGGCGGTTGGCGATTTTTGCCAAAAGTATAGATATAGATATGATGTAGTGTAGAGAAAGGGGGTATGACAATGAGATGAAATGGGGAGCAGATGACCCAAGTATAGTGGAAGTGGTGGAGGCGTTTCTGGCTCGGAGTAAGAGGGAGGTAGTTGTGCCATTGACGACAGACGGCATTGAGCTGGTCAGCTTCGGAGTCCCAATAGCAAGATGGGATGGAGACAAGCTGGTAATGATGATTGGAACATCCGGGGAAAGAGAGGAGGATAAAGGTAGCGGTAGTAAAGGGAGGAAGATGCACAGGAAGTTGGTATTGGCGCTGGCAAAACAGAGTCAGGTGGAAATTGTGTTATGTGAGTAGGTAAAAAGTATAATAAGTAATGGGTAGAGAAAGGAGCAAAAGAAGATGAGTATTGGCAATATGAATAATGATAATGGTAGTGTGTTGTTTGTTAATAATGAAGGCGGGGGGTTCGCAGAGGAGAAACCCATAGCCGTGGGAATGACTATAGGAGAGTTCCTTGCACGGTGGAATCCGGATGCGGATGTGGATGACTGTCTGATACGGGTAAATGGAGAAATTGTGGCAAGGAGTCAGGAACTGACGGACGGGGATAAGGTTATCGTGGCAATGAATACTCCTTTGCAGGACGGAGATAGGGTTACAGTCAGCCCTGTCAATGTAAAGGGGGCATGATTGGGGCCTGCACTTGGACGTGGATGCTAGGATGCTATGTGGGGCTGGTAGGATACTGAATAGGGTCCTGCCAGCCCAGCAATTATAAGACATAGATAATGGTAGAAAGGAAAAGAGATATGGATATGAAGTGTAACGGTAAAGGTAAAGCAGAAAAAGAGAAGGAGGAGGAGAGAAAGCCATATACGATACAATTCTTTGGGAATGAGATAACGATTGGCACATCGAGGAGATTCCCAAGGAAGAATCTGAAGAAATGGTCTGTGAAGGAGAGGAAGGCACTACGGCTGGCATACAGGATATATCATCAATGTCTATTGAAGGGGGAAGAGGAATATAAGGAGCTATTGGCAGTGGCAGCATCCAAGTTGGTTGTAGTTCGTAAGAATCTGGCACGTGTGGAATTAGAGGGGACACCCTGCTTGGTTTGGGAGTGGGGAAGGGGAAGAGATGCACAGGACGAGAGAGGAGAGGGGATAATAACCGAAACGGCAACCTTGTTATATACCATAAAAGAGCTGTTGGAGTGTGCATGCAAGTTTCGGAGGGTGGCACGGAGGAGAGGGGGGGTAATTGCCTTTGCTACCTGTTTAGAAGGGATTGAAAAGGAGTTCGGGGTTACGTGGTCATATAGGAAGGGAATGTTAGTAGTAACCACCATAGCACCGATAGTCTTAAAAGATACAAGTATGGACTTGGCAGTGAATATGGGGAAGTTCAAGATAGAGATGCCTCTACGAACAGACTGGTGTGGCATAAGGGTGAGCCGTGTAATAGACGGGGATGCGAATGCAGATGTAAGAGGGAAGTGGAAACCTCCTAGCTATATACATCCGCATGTGAACACGGATGGGTATCTATGTTTAGGGGACTATGGGAAGAGTATAAGGGCAGCATGGGAGAGGTTAGATTTGGACTCCTATCTGCATCTAGTATTAGAGATACTAAGGAATTATAATAGTGGAAGTCCCTATGTTCGATTATCAGAGTATGTGGAGGGGTGTAGCTGTATAAGGTGTGGCGGGTTCATCCTCCTTGAACATATGGGGGAGGAGAGTGTTGTATGTGAGAGATGCAAGCGAGTAATGCATAGGAGATGTGCAAACCACACGTGCATTTGTGGGACTAAGGGAATATATTGCAGAATATGTTGTTCTCTGCACCAACGAGGTGAGGATGAGGAAGGTAATGCTGTATGTGTAATCCATGGAAAACCTATTAGTGTATAGAGTAAGGAGAGTGAAAAGATGAGTAGAAAGCACGGGGATAAAGGGAAGCATAAAGATAAAGGATTGCGATTCTGGCAGGGTAATGGAAAGCCAGCGATAACGAAGGTGGGGAAAGGGGGGATGGAGATGGTATTAAGAATAAGTCCAATGGCGTGGGCAAAGATACTCTGGTTCAAAGACAAGGCAGATGGATTAGAGATAAGTGGATTTGGAGTAACGGCAGTAGATGACCCACTATATATGGAAGAATTCCACACCATAAAGCAGGAATGCACCGGCAGCAGTGTGGATATAGATGATGAGGATATTGGCAGGTATTTTGACGAGCAAGTGAACAGGGGAAAGCAACCAAAAGACTTCGCAAGGATATGGATACATACACATCCAGATGGAGTCACACAGCCAAGCGGGGTAGATACAAATACACAGGAGAGCGGGTTGGGGGGTGCAAGCTGGACTATTATGATGGTAGTAGTGGGGGAAGGGGCAATAGCTAGGATAAGGGTGATACCCTTTGGCAATTATGCAACGGAAGGAGAGATACCAGTAAGGATAGATTGGACGGAGAGACCCTTTGGTGGGTCTGACTTTGAGGGATGGGGGCGGGAGTTTGATAAGAACATAAAGAGGAAAGCAATAGTATGGGAAGTAGGAGTAACTGATGCTCTAATTTCAAATAGATGGGGAATAGCAGGAATAGCAGGAATAGCAACAGCAGGGGCAGTGCCAGACAACAAGGTGATAATGCCAGCAACAATGGTAAGTAATAGGGAGACCATCATTATGGGGGATTGGGCGCTAACGGCAGCGGATATTGGATGTCTGAAGAATAGAGGGTTCACACTTATGGAAATAGATATGTATGGAGATATGTTATTCGGAATGACACCGGCACAGTTGGAACGGTATGAGTGCAACTTGTATGGAGTTAGTCTGGAACAGTTACGGGACGAGAAAGTAGTAGAAAGGAAAATAGGAGATAGTTATGAAAACAGCAAGCAAGAGGAAAGTAGAGACAACGGAAGTGGAAGTGGAAGACCCCCGGTTCATACGACAGCAGGAGATAATACCCCTTAAAGCCATACAGGAGTTGACAGTCTTGGTAGCGGGGGTAGGAGCAGTGGGGAGGCAGGTGGCACTGCAACTAGCGGCAATGGGTATAGGCACAGGAGGAGAGGGGGGAAGGTTGATTCTGGTTGACCCAGATGTTGTAGAGAGACATAATTGTGCCACGCAGGGATATACCCAAGGAGATGAAAATAAGAACAAATCTATAGTAACAACAGTGGATTGCCGAGGCATCCATGGAGTAGGGGAGAGAGGTATTCAGTATTATTCTTATGGAGAGGGGGTCAAGGCAGAGGATATTGACTATGGTGACGAAAAGGTGGATATAGTATTTGTATGTGTGGATAATATGGAAGCACGGGGAAGGATATGGCGGAGGATAATTAAGACAGGGAAGGGAATCAAGCTGGTAATAGATACCAGGATGGACTCGGAGGTAATAAGGATACTGACAGTGCCGTTGGATGATTCGGATGATATGGATGCTATGGTGGTAGTAGATAGATATGTAAGGGAGGCATTGTTTGCAGATGAGAAAGCAACAGAGGGAAGATGCACGGCAAGGATGACTATATATTCAGCGGCTGTGAACGCAGGATTGGCTGTGGCACAGTTTGCCAAGTGGTTACGGAGAGACAAGGGAATACCTCTGCAGAAGGATATATCCTTTAATCTTCTGACTATGGAGTTATCGGATTTGTATGGTAATGGGGGGAGTAGGTAATAGGTAGTAGGTAAGAGGTAAGGAGATAAGGTATGGGAACGATTAGTGTAAGGTGGAGTTATCCATCAAAGTATGACAGACAAATGGAGATAAAGGAGGGGGAGACCCTCGCAAGCATAGTAGGGCGGCAAATAGGCCATATAAGTAGAGATGATAAAGTGCGGGTTGAGTTGAATGGAAAGGAAGCATCTTTAACTACTGTGGTGAAGGTTGGAGACAAGATACATATTTTTACATCCTAGGAATAGGAAACAGGAAAAGAGAAAGGAGCAAGTATGTGTTTGGACATTGTATATAGTGAAACGAAAAGGGAGAGGAGGTTGGCGAGGAAGCGGCAGGATGTATTTGCTGTTTATAAGAATGTAGAGTGGGGATGGAAAAGGGGAAAGCTAGTGGCATGTCCGGAGATATTCGGGTATAAGAGCCGTCACTTCAAGGCGGGGATTAACAAGGCTAAGGAGATGGGACCACATCGGATAATACAGGCAAACGCCGGGGGATGGTATGAGGCAGGATTCCATTGTTATATGGCGCAGGCCGGATGCCTAAGAAACCGGAAGCAACTGAGATGCTTTGTGAAGAAGAGGGATATAGTAGCAATGGGAAAGCAGATGGGACTGGTAGTTATAGTGGCCAGCAAGATGAGGATTTATAAAAAAGATTGGGATAAAGCGAAAGGGGTGTTTGAGGACTATTTAGCAATAGAGTGGGGATAAGTAAAGAGAAAAGAGAAGGGAGGCAGAAGATGGTTCGCAAGAATGAGGATATGGAAATGGAAATGGAAATGGAGGAAGTAGAGGGGGAGCAGGGGCATAAAGGGAAGTTTGCAGAGGCCGTTGAACGGGGCAATGAAAATAGTGGAGAATTGAAGAAGGACTCGGAGGAGGCCCCGGAATTGCTCATGGGGGAGATTCCAAAGTATATGAAACTGGAAGAGGAGACGCTGATAATTGAGGTGGAGGACTTCGAGGGGCGAAGGGAGTTGAGGATAGGGGTGGATGAGGTAGCGAAGTATTACGCAGAGGAAGCACCAAATATAACGAGTGGATGCAGGACATTGGCCGGATATACAGGAGATTGGAGGAATATAGACCAGTTGGCAGGGGCCTGCTTGGCTACATTCATACATGTATGTCCAGAGAAAATGAAGGAAGCGGGGAAGAGGGTAGGACTGAAAGCAAGGTTTTAACAGAACGAAGATAGGAGGCAAGTATGTTGACAGAGAAAGATTTTGAGGAAATAGCAGGGACAGTGAAGGATGCCAGAGAGGCAATAGATACAGGGGGAGCACCAAGGGAGGAATACTTGGCAGTGAGGCTGGCAGACTGGCTGGAAGAGCAGAACCCCCGATTCGACAGGGATAAGTTCCTGAAGGCGTGTGGTATGGAGGATAGAGAATGAGAATGACAGTAGGCGATGAGCATAGGTATTACTTGGAGGATGGAGACAGGGTATATTCAACAGGATGCTGGCTGGAATGGCGGGAGGCGGTGGGGGGCAGCAGCGAGGAAAGACCAACCACTGATGAAGGTATGGTGTGGGTGTTCGGTGGGTGGGAGGATGATACATACTTCGATGGAGAGCCGTTAGAGTGGGACGATGAATTGAGCAGGCCATATATAGTAGAGAAGAATTGAAAGGGGAATGGCAAATGAAAACAAAAGGACACAAACGAAAATCAAAAGATATTTGGGATAGAGTATCCGACTTTCTATCTAACATTGAAAGGGGGATGTTCTGGCACGTTCACCACGATAAGCTG